TGGATCGCGGGTGTTCATTCATGGTTCACAGATGGCTGCGGATAATCTAGCTGCTAACGCCAACCTTTTCTATGACGGCCTAGACAATGCTGTGCTGGACATTGAGGACACATCCCACACAGCTACGGCTGGGACTGGGGTAAATGTGACGGGAGGTCCACTGGCATCAATAGGAACCTCCGTTCCAGGAATGGTTAGATTCTTCTCTACATCTGGGGGCGATGAAACACTGCCATATAGCGTGAGCGGTGGCGGAACGCTACTGGTACGTGATGATTGGAGCGAAACGAGCGGCCCGGCATTTGCGAATATCTCTGGCCGTGCACTGGTTACATTCGATGGCGTCCATGCCTTCCTTTCTGGCAATACGGGACAAGCCACTCCTGGAATTGCAATCTCGAACTTGATAGGGAAGGTTTCAATCCTAACAAGCAATCCACAAGACCGTACCGTGATTTCTGGCAATGGTACAAATTCACAAGTTATGCAAGCTGGTGGAGATCAGGATTGTACGGTAATAAATCCGTACTTCATAGACAACACTTCTCCCGCTGGAGTTAGTGGGTTGCTAATCCATCGTGAATGCACCACCACAGTTCCGGGGACTGGATCTATTGCTACTGCCAATGCAGGCAATAATGGGACTACCTTCGTTACTTCTATGCTGGCGCAGACACGCGCAGCGCATCAGGTTCCGTTGACTACGCTTTCAAACAGCGTTACCGATCTTCGCATGTATCGGGTATGGACGAATCGCGGAACAAACGGAATCCACCTTACAACCGTCCGGGCTAATCTTCATTAGGAGAGTCAATGAAACTACTTCTCGTAATCGCCATTGCTTCAGTATCTTGGGCACAGGCAGCTATCACCATCACGCGCACCTGTCTCCCTTCTGTGGTAAAGCCGGGGGCCACGCTGACTTGTACGGACACCATGAGCGGCGGTAACACGTCAACCACGGGGCCTGCTGGCGTCCAATGGCAGTTCACGCCGTCGCAGGCTATGGGGACTCCAGCGGCAACGGCAGGGGCGGCGGCAATAGCAGCCGGGAAGTCTGTATCCAGCAACTCCAGTGGACTGATTCTTGTGAGCGGGATCAATCAGACACTTATTGCGGATGGAGTGCTGGCGGTTGTCACCTATCAGGTTCCCTTGAGCGCTAGTTGCCCTGGAAACTCTCCATGTCTGGTGTTCAACCCTAGCAATGCGGTAGGGTCAACGATTGGAGGTGGGGCTATTGCCGTGACGATAAACCCTACGCTTGCCGTATCCGTAAGTAATTTCTGTGACCTGAATGCGGATGGCGCAGTCAATAGCGCCGATGTTGCTATCGAAGTCACGGCGGTTCTAAATGGTACGGCGGCTGACCGCAATGGCGATACCAAGACCAACGTGCAAGATGTTGTGCTGATTGACGTAGCCGCAGCAGGCGGGGCTTGCCTCGCTACCAAATGATTCTATGAGCCTCTTGGACGAAGAACCCTCGTCTAAGCCGTTGCCGCCGCGCACCACGGCCCAGCAGGATTTGACCAGCGAAGGTCAACGCAAGGTAAATCTCATATGGGAGCGCACGCAGGCTTTCGTGGCGATCCTGATTGTTTGCGCCAATATACTGGTTTGGATAATGGCAGCTTTCAGAAACACCGTGGCGAATGTTCCGGCTGGATTGTCAGATGCTTTGTTCGTAATCGTAGGATTCTATTACGGTAGAACTAATCACGCGGCGATTGGCGGGATCGGCCCTAAGCCAACCCAGCCATACGAGGGAAGATGATTGGCGGTTAGCGTGCAAAGTAGTAGGATTGGTACTTGAAAGGAGTGTCCCGATGCCAGGATTACTTTACGCATTGGTATACGTTCTGATCTTCGGCCTGATCATAGGCCTCATATTCTACCTCTTGCGGTACATTCCGGAGCCTCCACAAAACATCGTTCGCATTATCATGATTGTTATAATTGTGATATTTGCGATCTACTGGCTGATCGGGATGTTGCCTGCTACTCCGGGATTCTTCCCCTATCGGCATCCGTGATGAACCCGCACAACCCACACGGTCAGCCTCCGCAGACGTTAAATGTCAACCTGACCATCACGCATGACGCATCGTCTGATACTAAGCAATTGCTTACTCAGTTGCTAAACCTCGTTAACCAAAACCAAACCACCTTAGGAGAAATCAAAGTGACCCAACAAGAAATGGATGCCCTTCTGGGAAAGATCGACACCACAACCAACAAACTCGCGGCCAATATCCAGACCATCGCGGACACCGATCAGAAGATCAGCGATGAGATTGACGCTTTCCTTGCAGCAGTTCCGGCAGGCACCACCCTGACGGATGCACAGGTAGCGCAGCTTCAAGCCATCGCGGATAAGGCACAGGCCACTAGCGATGCTTCCGACGCTCAGGTTGCCGTACTCCAGGCCATCGCCGCGAAGGGCGCTCCGGTTGTTCCGCCTCCGCCTCCTCCGCCAAGCGTCTAGCTAATTCGTTTATTTAGTGTATAATTGCCACCAATAGGGCGGCGTTGTCCGCCCGTTGGAGGGCAAATGCAGATAGCCTCAGCGCTTGGCGGCGGCACTCTAGACTTCGGTCAGTGGTTCAAGGGGCTTATTGCCGCATTTATCGGGGGAGGGGCTTCAGCATTTAGCGCTGGCCTTTCCTCAATGGTTGTCGATCCCCACGACTTCACAATCTACTCCGCTAAGTTCTGGAAGTTGATATTTGGAACTTTTGTCATATCAGGCTTGGTCCCGTTCTTCGCATACCTTCACAGCAAGCCTGTCCCTGATACCAAAGAGGTTACGAACATAAAACGCACTACTACGGTTGGCGATGAGCCTCCCATCGTGGTTGAACAGCGAAAAGAAACGCACACTGAACCGCTAGTTTCCAAAGGAGAATGAACATGGCAGAACCCCCTGATGGCCCACCAAGCGGCGGCGGCAACGCGCCCACGGAACCCAAGCAGCATCCAGAACACCCCGAACACCCGGAGCATCCAGAGACGCCAGAACCAGAAGAACAGGAGTAACAAGAGGTAACCCGGTGAAGCAATGGCAGACCAGCAGGCAGGATGGGAAGAAGCAATTAAATGGCTGGGCGGCCTAGCTGCCGGGTTTGGTGGCATACGTGCATACTACAAAGCCCGTAACACTAATCACGCTGACCGCATCGCAAGACTGGAACGCCAGCGGCGCGAGGATGAGAGCACGATGCAGGCTGTCAAGTCCGAGATCGAAGAACTCAAGGACCGCATGGATATAGCTCTGGCTTCAACCAATCGCAGGGTACTGACGATGGAAACAAATATGCGTGACACGGAGCGGGAGATACGGGACAGTTTGCAGTCTATTGTCGAAACGCTAAACCGCAGGCTTCACGGTGACCCTGTGACGCGGCAGCAGCCAGAGCCACGCGCCGAGCGTTAGCACGTTCACCGCCTCGCCTATCAGGTCTGCCGTAAACCACATCGCCCTGTCATGCACTAGCAGCAGCGCCCCGAAGGTAGCCAGCCGCAGGAGTAAGATAGACGCATGGATGACATAGCGCTGGACGCCAAGCGAGTTGGCAAAGCAATAGCCGAGAAGCGCAGTAAGGTATCCTACGGCGATGGCAGTGGAGTACAGTCGTATTGCATATACCGCAAAGGGATAGGATGGGAAGCTGGCTGGAGATGCTACGAAAGCGGCATAAAAAACCACCAGACCCAGCATCCAGCACCACTGCCTGACCGCTGACCGCTCCGCATCGCTCTGGACTCCGATAGCCCACGATGGCGCTTCGAGCACTGCCAGCATCGCCAGCAGCGTAACAGCGGCGCTCCAGCCAGCCGCAGGCCATCCCAACAGGTACAGCGCAGTCTCGACGGTGGACGCGGCCAGATACGTTAGCATCCCTGGCATCCATAGGAATCGCGGCAACAGCCACAACTTGAGGGTGAGGATGACGGCAGCGGAAATGAAGTTGGGGATACCGCTTTGCATTGATTCATGATAATATCGCATCCATGAGCGAATGGTTAAATCCCCCGTATTATCAAGTCCCTGCACCGATGCCAGAGTATTTTCTAAATGGCTACTCCGTGGATGTTCGCTTCTCCGTGGATTATGGCATGGGCCTAGCCATTGATGGAGATCTGAAGGACCCGAACAACAAGTTCAACAATAACCCGGCTCTTGACGCTCAGTACCACGATCCGATTGCCTACGCAAAGAACTTAGTCGCATACGCGGAGACGCTAAAAGGAAACCCTAAGTACCACAAGCCGGAAGGTTGGGAGCCAATGGCGTCGGGGCTGCAATACGCGAACATCGTTTTCAAGACCATCAAGCAGATTCCCTGCAATCGCGGGGATGAACAGTCTAATAACTTGTTCGATTCTTGGGCTGCTGGTACGGGGCAGAACTACGGCGGACACGCACCTACGCCACCTGATACTGGATTGCATCCTGATACTGGTCAGAGCGCTGCGCCTCCGGGAACAATCCTTTGAAACGCTCCGTACTAGCTGTCTCGCTCCTTCTTGCGTCCTGCGGCGGAAACGCTACAGCACCAAGTACGCCGCCTCCGGTGGCAGTATCCACCCCCGCCGCTATTGATAAAAAAATAGCCACTGGCCTAGCGGACGCAGCAGCTATAATCCAGGGGCTTGAGCCATTGATACCCACCTATCCCGGCCTGAAAGATCCACTGAATCAGGCAATCGCAATCTACACGACAGCAAAGGCGGCGGGGCTTGTCTATCACACCGCAGTCCTGAGCGGCGGGAACCCAGACCCTACGCAAGTTCAAGCACAAATACAACAGGTCCTTACATCCTTAACTGGGTTGCAAACTCTCTACCATAAGCCATGACACTTCCACAATTCGAGGCTGATGCCGCCAATATCCTGAAGTGGGCTGAGATTATCACCGCTGTAGCGGCAGCAACACCTACTCCGGTTGCGGCGTTCGCGGCTCCCGCAATGATAATCGAGAACATGCTTTCAGGGCTTCTTAAGGCGCAGATGGCCGCTACTGGCAAGACGGCGGACGAAATCTATAAAGGGTTGCCGGATTTCAAACCGATACCGTGAGAACCGACAATAATAACAATCCAGCCGCGTTCACCACGGACATAGCCAAGCAAGCGGGTCTGGTGCTAGGTACTGACTATGTTGCGGGTGATCCCTTCCCTGCGCCATCTACGCTGGTAACGGCGAAGCTATTGGGTGATCCTGTAGCAATTACGATCCGCGTGATTGACGCTATTGGGTATCGCACGAAAGCGGGGGTTCCGCGCTGGACATACATATGCCTGCCTAAGTTCGTTTGGAAATCACTCACGCCAGCGCAGCGGTTGGATGTGATCGGATACCACTATCAGAACGAGGGTGGGACGGCTATGCGGGGTCTGTTCCCGAACTATGGGCAGCAGTAGTAGCCCTCATCGCCGCGTGGTTGGTTAGCGCAGCGCAAAGTTCCTGTAGCGTTGCCTCGCATGATTCGCAACCGCACTCGTACAATGCACCTTCCGTTCGTCTTAGCACCTCCACGAGCTGATCCGAGAGTTCACGCTCTCGATTAGCTATCTGTAACGTGGCTTGGTTGCAGGTGTGATAGGTCTCAATCTCATTCTTGCCGACTCGCTTAAATATCAGTGTTCCTTTGCAGGTATGGCAGCGCACAGTGTTGACCAACTCCCCCTCTAGCCGCGCTACCTGGCTCCGCAACTCATCCGCTTGTTTGCAAAAGTGATCGGACTCCTGGCCCAAAGACTCGATGATTTTGTTTGCTTCATCCAACTGGCTCCGTAGCTCATCGCAGCGCTCTTCGCACTGCGTTTCCGTTAAAGTGTAGTCCTCGTCGCTGTACTCGCTCATCGTGGCACCGCATCCATTTCTCGGCCTAGAAAGAAATCTTCAACAGCATTCTGCAACGCCTGCGAGAGACGTTCCACATCTCCTTCTTTCTTTGGCCCACTCGCCTCGTCTTCCAAAAAGTACCTGGCTAATTCTTCGCATTTTCCGTCGTATCCCGTCATTCCCTCTCCCTCGTCCTGGGGCGCTCGCTCATTCAAAACTCCCCATCGCATCCGCCACTTTGTTGGCCACAAACTTTTGAACCTGATCAGAAGTCAGGCCATCGTGGGTTTCTTCGCCAACGAACTCCAGGTCAAACAGATCTTCGAGGTAGGAAGCGCATTCATCTCGACTCAGGGTCAATCGAATCTTAATTTCACGTAAGGGCATATTTATTTATCTATTCTCCCCAGGTGCTTGCCGATGTTAAGCACGATCACAAACGCTAGTGCGTTGAGGTATAGGTGCGGGTACATCGGCGCGAAGTGGCGAACAACTGCGTCTCCCACCGCCGCAACGCTGACCCACAAAATCCATTCCCAAAACTTGTCACTCATTTCCTCTCCCTTGCGGCTCGGACTTTCATCGCCTGATCTAAGGCTTCGCGCAGAAAGGCCGCTTTGTATTGAACACCCTTCTCGAATAACTGCCACCATCCATTACCGAACTGACTGATAGACGGCGCTTTCAGACTCTCCAGCCAATCCAGCCGCGCTTTATCCTTCCGCAGAGCATCTATATGCTCAAGTGTGTTCGCCCTCAAGCACCCGCCTTCAACACAGTCCAGGAGCTTTACTCGGCCCGCATTCATGTCCGCTACGCCGGATGCAATGGCCTGAACCGTCTCGGTGTCTGAAAGTATTTCAACGCTACGCTCTGCATCTGCAAGTCGCTTCCGCAGGCTATCGCATTCGTCCAGGAGTGCCTGTCGTGGTGTAATGTTTTCTCCCATACTGAGTTTGTGAATCTCTGCTATACCAATGGCCGCAAGATCCTTAGCAACGGCTTTGTGCTCACCTTTGGCGATTACAGAGAGACAACCCAGCGCTTCTGCAATTGCATCACGGCGCTTATCTTGCAAGTCCAGGAGTGCTAGGTGGGACTCAATAAGACGTTTAACAACCACCGCAGCGCTGTATTTTGGCGGCAATGACTGGAGCATAGACTCCAGTTCTTCGCGGCGTACTTGCTCTTTCATTTGGTTCATGCCGTGGATTTCAACTCCTTCAGCCTATTGCAGTTCCACGGACGGCGATTTAGCGCCTGCTCTCTGCGTGTAGCCCATTTGCAGTTTCGTGATGTATAGTTACCATCGTTATTGATTCGCTCCAAGGTAAGGTCAGGCGATGGCCTCAGCCCCATATCGGATAGGAAGTTGGTGAACTTCATCCAACGCTTGCAGACCTTTATACCGCGACCACCATAGTTATGGAAGCTGATATTGTCAGGCCGATAGCATCTGGCAATCATCTTCTTCCAAATACTGTACTCGCAGTGCCTTGAACGTCCATGCTTGATCCCGGCTATCTTAGCCTGTTCTTTTGCATAGCATCCACAGGAGGAAATTACTCCATCCCGCAACCTACTTCCGCGAATAACTGTTTCCATTCCGCAATCACACTCGCAGGCCCAATAAAGTTCTGCCCTATGGTTTTTCCAGTACGGATGAAGCACCACTAGGCGACCATAGCGCTTGCCGACTCGATCTATCCTAAATTGATTAGCGCTCATGCTGTGGTTTTAAGTTCCTGAAGCAAATCATCTAAATCGTCACCACTGAGATTCAAAATATCCTCTACCGATAGCAGCCCCTTCTTCTCTAGGATTTGCTTTGTAAAGGTTGGGCCGATGCGGAGCGCATGAGTCTGGGCTTCGAGTAGCAATGATTCGTCTGCTTTTGACTTCTTAGCTTGGCTAAGTTCCGCAGTGATGGCCTTGAGAGCTTTCCAAATCTTAGCAGCATCCTCAGGCGTTCTGATCTCATCGGCGTGTGAGTACCCGCCTGCCTTAAGCGCCTCATAGTATAGATCGGTGGTTCCAGTGAGCGCCAGAATCTCTTTTTTTATCTCACCCCATTGCTTGAGCGCCGCGAAGCTGATAGCGCCACGCTTGCGTGGTGGCTTGGCTTGGTCGGATTCTTTAAGCGCTTCCTTGGCCTCTGCTTTCAGTGCGCGTGACCTATCCTCATACGTTGGCTCTGGCGGTTGATCGAGCGAGTCCGCAAGTTCGATGATGGTTGATGGGTTTACGCCCCTACCATCAGGCCAGTTTTGCGTAACATCAGCGGTTACGGTTACCTTCGGCGTGCTCAGTTCCTTGATCTTACGCTGCGCCACGTCCTGCTGTGCGTCCTGCGCCGCTAGCTTCTGCTCTCCGATCTCCTCCTCAGTGACAATGCCATTGATCGAGAATGAGCGTTTGAGCGCCAGTACTTCGGCAACCTTAGAGATCATGGCGCTCTTGTAGGTCTGCCAAACCTGCGAGGTCTTGCGGTACTCATTGTAGAATGCCTCGCAAGTGATAGGGTGCGTGCGATCCTTGCGCCATACGGAGCAGGTTGCTTTGATTGGGATGCCGTCCGCGTCACGCTCAACAGTGGTGCTCATGCCGTCGAACATGGGATGGTCGTTAGCGATTCGCAGGTAGCCGTCTCTCCCAGCCATCACGCCGACATTGGGGACAAACCAGATTTCCTTGAGGAAAGGGTTAAGACCCGTAGCCTTGCAAACCTCAATGAACATCTTGAGTTGCGCGTCGGTAGCCCCACGGCATACAGTCTGCTTGATGGTTTCCACCATCTCCTGACTTTCCCATTGATTCGCTTGTGGTGCTGTTAATGCGGTGCTCACATTTCCTCCTTGCTCACCCAGCAGTTGCACGGTTCACCACAAAAGCTAGCGCAGTCGTCAATATGCCCATCCTCCGCGATCCGCGCCGTGTAGTGCTGATGGCACAGCGTATAGTAACGCCCACCGTCTCGGTGATAAGTTAGCTGGCAGTCATAACACAATGGCCGGAAACAGTCGTCGCATTCCTGCCAGTTGGAGAACTTGTGGCAGTCGCGGCAGAACTCCTTCGCTTCGAGTGCGGCTTTTTGTTCTATGTTGAGCATGACCCATAGTACGGCGTGTTTTTGCAAAAAGCAAGAATTATTTGCAATTTGTTTTTTGCTGTGGTAGCCTTTGGCATGGCACAAAACGGACCACGGCGGAATAAACTCAAGCAGCCCTTTACTAAAGAGACGGTAAGAATGACATTCGAGATAGACTGGCATACGTCCAGAGTCATCAAGGAACGCGCAAAGCATTCTTCCTATTACCTGCCTGGATACATTGCGGAGTTGGTAAGGCGCGGTTTGGTGGATGCAAGGCCAATCAAATGAACCATCACAACCGGATGCGCTGCGAGTTGCTAGATGCCGCTTTGCCGACGCTGCCGCTGTATAAGCGTGCGATAGTCCCATCGTGGCAGGTATGGAATGTGATCCAGAGCCATCGGGCGAAGCCGTCTTGGTGGCTAGCGTTATGGGACTACCGATGATCGGTAGGTATACCGCTGCTGAGGTTAAGGCGCTGCTAGCGCGTCCCAAAGGCAGGGTGCGGAACGTAGCTTCGCGTGCGGATCGAACGTACAATGGGGTCGTTTATGACAGCAAGGCGGAGGCGTTGTATGCGTTCAAATTGGACGGCATGAGAGCCTCAGGTGAGATTCTTGGATGGGAGCGGCAGATAAGGATTCCGCTGATAGTGAACGAGGTAAAGGTCTGTATGTTTGTTGTGGATTTTGTGGTTCAGGGCCAGAGTGCGTTCGAGTACCACGAGATAAAGGGCTGGGAAACACCAGAGTACAAGCTAAAGTTAAAGCTTTTCAAGGCGTTGTTTCCGAATGCTGATTACCGTGTGGTCCGAGCATGACTTGCCAATATCCATCCTGCGACGTTGAGGCTCACGGAACCTGCGAGCACTGTGGCCAGCTCTTTTGCAGCGATCACGGGACCAAGGGCCATGACATTATCACGCCGGGGTATGCGGATGGATACTACCCTAGTGCGTGCTGGGATTGTGGTGGTTTTGATGCCGATGCCTAAACGAATCCAGCGTAAGCGCATCAAGGGTTGGCGTGCTCCAGAGGGTGCAGTATACGTCGGCAGGCCATCCACTTTTCAGAATCGCTGGGCTATTGGAGTTTGGTCATCCCATTTGGGTAAGCGGGTTGAAACACGGGCCGAAGCTGTCAAATGCTTCCGGGAGGTGGGCCCGCCGACAATTCCGCCGCTGGCAGCTTACATCAAGGAACAACTTGCTGGTAAGGATCTCATGTGCTGGTGCCCATTAGAACAACCTTGCCACGCGGACGTTCTTCTGGAGATCGCCAATTCATGACAACAACCCATACAGCCTTCGATCCCGATTACCCGACCCCCGGTGCGCTCGCCTACCGTGACGGCTTCATACGCGGGGCTGAGATGGCGTCATTGCGGGACATCCCGGTTAACGTCCTATCATGGGCTATCGATCGCGCTATTGCCGCCAAAACGCCACCATTGACCGCTGGGCGTGTGTTTGCTGACTGCTACTACAAGCTGCAAATGCGCCCTGACTTCCGCGACAAGCAGAGGCGCGAGGGGATCTTGAACCGCGAAGCGTACTTGCTGGCGGTATTTGAAAGTGAGTTGAAGCATGGCTAAAGAAGCGGTATATGGGTATTTTCCTGGAGGAGATCCGCGTGAGTTCTCACCTGACACAGAATGCAGTACGGAATCGGAGCGTGCGCTCCACCGAGAACATTGCGCGGCATGGGATCGCGGAGAAAAAACCGAAGTCCCCGTAAGCGGATGGATTAATGAGAACGTACATGTGTCACGCTCAGCCTATGGGCTTGGAGTTTACTATGTGGACTTTGATGACTGGGATGAACTTGAAACATTGAAGTAATAAGCTACTCTAATAGTGCATGGTATTAGAACAACATCAACCGGGAGTTTGCAAGGGAGATTGGTGTATTTTGCTGTGGAAAACAGCAGATGCCGCTGTGGTCAAAGGAAGGCGCTGAAACGGCGCGGTGCTGCCAGAATTGCAGCTATGTGGAAACGCGACCTGTGGTAAAATAGGGATGTTGGTTACTATAGTTCCGGGGCCGCCGCTCCCACGGCGGTCCCATCCCTGGGAGGGGATAACATGGCACGCACTAGGAGTATTAAGCCCGCCTTCTTTAAGAACGAAATCCTAGCTCAATTACCATTCCAAGATCAGCTCCTGTTCGTCGGCCTATGGATGCTAGCAGACCGAGAAGGACGCCTTGAGGATCGCCCACCGCGGATTAAAGCTGAAGTATTCCCGTATCGGGAAGTAGATGTAGAATCCTGCCTCTGCCGCCTGCACCAGACCGGGTTTATCGTCCGCTACACTAAGGGCGAGAACTACATTTCCATCCCGACTTGGCTAAAACACCAGCACGTCCATGTCAAGGAACAACCTAGCACCATACCAGCACCAGACAAGAACCGGGCAAGTACGGTGCTAGAACCGGACATAACCAACCCAATAGAGAATCAACAAGATACACCAGCACCAACCTTGCACCGTACAAGCCCGGTGCAAGAACGTCCTTCTACCTATCTTCCTTCCACCCTTCCGCCCTCTATCCCGGAGGAACGCGCTTCGCGCTTGACGGACGGATTCCCGGAAGAAATGCGAACGCATCTTAGAAAGGCAAGCGGCAAGGAAATATCAGACGATCTTCTGGGGAAGATTGCCGCCAGTGCTCTCAGGTACAAGTCAGACTCATTGCAAGCTGCCGCTGTGTTCCTGGACGTACACTACCGCTGTATGCAGCAGGATGGCATCAAGAATGGTGAGGCATATCTGATAGCGGCCTTTGAGAAGGCGCTCGCCAAACGGCCCGCGAAGGTGAATTGAAGCTGCGCTATGCGCGAAGGGGGAGGAATAATGAGCAAGAAACGAGCATTCGTGGTCGATTACGAAGTTACTGGGACGCTACACCTGTCTTGCTTCAATTCTTCCCAAGCTGAGTTACGTGCCCAGCAGATCATCAATAAGGCAATGGCGGATCTTGATGAAATAAGTGTGTATTGCGAGGAATTTGTGGCTGTCCCCATCGACGCGCATGAACGCTATGGGATGAAGGGCGGGCGATGACGCTCTCCGGCGCACGCTCCGCCTACCTCCACGCCGAACGGCTTGCAATCCAGTTTCCGCGCAAGGCATCTTGTCAGCGGATGCGGCAGCACGCTTATGCGGGATGGCTGCAAGCGTGCCGCTCTATGAGTCTTTCGCAGCTTCGATCTTGCGCTGAAGCCATGCATTCCAGCGACACTTGTCAGAACAATACACTTGATGGCGCTTAGGATTGAAATTCGTCTGGCATTGCGGGCACATCTTCCCATTTGCCACGCTGGATGAGGTAGTTTCGGACATACTCACGCTTGGACTCCAGCGAATCGAATATCATGGAGCCGAGTATATTGTTGCATCTTCCGCAAGATGGGTATAAATTCTCCGCACTGTCTGAACCACCTGCTATCCAAGGGACGATGTGATCGTAGACAGTAGCCCAGCGTGAGAAGCAATATCCGCATGGTGTGTATGCAAGCCTTTTGCCTGAAACTCTTGGGCGTCTGGTACGATTCCTCGAAACATTGACTCTCATGAGTCCTATTATATCGTTTAACGCGTTTAACGGCAAGTGTAATCACGATTAGAATAGCCTTCTCTGGCCGTCTTTGTCCATGAGAACTAGTTGGTAATCGTACAAGCCACCGATGAGGCGTCTACGGTTCACTGTGTGGCCTCCGAAGCGATCCTTGCGAAGATCGCGGAGGCGTGCCGAGACGCTGGATTCTGTCCCACCTGTAATAGCGCTGATTTCAGCCAAAGTCCGCCAGCGTCCATCCTGCATCAAAGTCTTGACGCGCTCTAGTTGGCTGGACAGCCGCTCCTGGTCTAGCGCAGGCTCATATGTGTTGCCGTCTGCGTAGAAGTTAAGCATGGCGTGTTTCTTCATGGAGGTCGGCCCAATGTGTTGGTGTGTAATACACATACATGGAGCCATCCGCATAGAACCAAAGGCGTCCGCGCCGTTTCATGCGTTGCACATTTCGTTCGCCGTTTTCGTCGTCAATCTTGGTGTTCACCACAACACCTTCGGGGGCGGTACTGATAGGGTTCCAGGTCATCGCGTCACCGCCCACAGAATAGACTCTAGCCATACGATAAATGCCAGCCAAGCCAGGATTGGAAGCCAAACGCCAGTGCGAATTTGCTTGCGCTGGTATACGAGATATGGCTTTAGGATTTCGTCATGGCCGCGCTGGGCATGGTAGAGTCCTTTCATGCTGTCAATCCTTTCCATTCCTGCCACCGCTGCACTAAATACGCCTTGGCGGACGCTGTTTCCACCTTGGCTATGCAGACGGTGGTTAGTTGCGGGAACACATTATCTATTTCCTCCCAAAGCGTTCCAGTTAATACAGGTTCTCCGCATGACAATCCTTCGCGTATGTTCACACAATCCATGCAAATCTTATCGCAGAATATATCCCCATCGAACTTTCCTGATTGCCGCTCATATGGCGACCCTGCCGCTATTGGACGCTGGCACTCTAAGCACTTGTGCTGCTTGCGAGCCTTCACAGTCTTGACGGTGTAGAACTCCGGCATCCCGTCGCTATCCCAATCACCACCGATGCAAACTCCGCAATCGCTCATCTTTCTTTCCTCCAAGTTAGGGCTTGCGCCCGGTTGTGGTTACTGGTTTTCGCGTATCCACTAGCCATAATTCCCAAGGTGCCAAGTCTTGCCCACACTGGCAACGAATTGATTGCGGTAGTAATTGCACTAATTTACAAGTTGGGCATCGAACCGTAGGCGTATTTCGAATGCGCCAAGTTTCCTCACGGCGTGTCATTTCGCTTTCCCCTCCTCGCGTGGCTGGGTCCAATGCGCGTTATAGACCTTGACGCACTCACGGCAGAGCGGCGAGTTCTGATGTAGACCAATCGGTGATTCACCAGCGGCACACCAGGATCCATGTGGGCATTTGTGGCGAAAGTGCAATTTACCATGTCGAGGACGTTTCGCCACATTCCGAAAACAGCAACGGCACTCGCTCATTTGCTTTCCTCTTTCTTTTCTCGTAACTCATTCCAATATCTTGATTTACAGTAGGGGCAATCTACAGCCCACGGAGTCTTTTCTTTAGCTTCGGCTTCATCGCCAGTTATCGGTTTCATCTTTATTTCCTCCCGCTGCCTTACGGCAGAGTTCAACAAGTTAGGGCTTGCGCCCGGTTGTGGTTACTTAGTGTATGCACTTGCCTGTCATGTGATCGCACGCAGGACAACAAGCGCCATCTTTGTGGATCTTGGTAGGGCATTTCTGGCCCTTATCGGGGACATAATCGGCCCGAGCGTCAATAGCCTCTCTGAGCGTCTTTCCGCCTATATGATCCGAGAGTGGATGAACTGTAAACACCTTTGAATCCCACACCACTATTTTCATGGGTTCTTTGGCGTATCTTAGTAATTCTTGCTCTACAAAATCCAGACGTTCGCTGTCGTTCATTTCGCTTTTCCCTACTCGCGTGGCTGGCTCATTGCTGGACGTTCATGCGGGAGCATGGTGCATTTATCGCCTAGGCCGCAGCCGCAGTCCTTGGGAGCGCGCTCGACGTTCCACAAGCGGCTCTTACACGCAGGGCAGCACTTGGGCGCATCGTCTGTGCGGCGCAGCCAGGAGTGGTTACAGCGTAGGCAGAGGAGCTTGAGGGATTCGGCGGTCATCGCTTCACCCACTTTGCTGTGATCCACGCCCAGCGCTTACCTTTCCTGATCGTAAGGATTAATTTAGGCTTCATGCGGTTTGCTCTTTCGCAATCACATAACTTGCGATCTCATTCCACATCTTGATGCTGATGCCCATTTCTCGAGCACACATGGCGATAGTGTCACGCGCAGGAACATCGAAGTTCATCGCCAGATCGCGGCCACATTGTGCCCACTCACGAGCGTATTTCGTCAGTAACTTTTCGAACTTTGGATTCGTTGGCATTGCTTCCTCCTGAGGTTTGGCTAGGCTATGTGGGCTTCTGCCAACAGGCAGAGTAAGTTAAAATCATCGTCGCTTAACTCTGCGATGGGTGTGGATCGCAGCCGATCCTTGTGCTGAATCGCTATCGCCAACAGTGTTTGCTTTGTGCTTTCCATGTGGTGCTCCTTAGGCTGCTTGTAAGTGTGTCCCGGCGCTGGTTCAACTACATGCTTTGAGTTTCGCCTCACCCAATCGCACCATGCACAATGGCATGGCTTTACGCTTGGTTCTGCGACCGCTCCCACTTCTGAAGGGCGAGTATCGCAGGCATCCGAATCATGTTGCATTTTTGGTCCTTATCTCTCAGAAACGATACATCGGTAACCCGACCACCTTTGAGCACGCCAGCGCAGATCAAACCACGCCGCGAATGCTCGACTCTCACATATCCATCGGCCACTCTTACTTCGTAACTCGCTTTTATCTTTGCCATGTGATTATCATAAGGTATGTGATTATCATAGTCAATAGCAAACTGCGCTCATGCTCAAATAAACCACTCAAACCACTGATTACAAACTGAAGATAGCTATGTTCTCCACGGCCAATAACGCGATTTAGCAATTGGGATCGGCTTAGGACTGGGATTTATGCCCCATAGTTCTTCGAGTGCAGGTGTTCTATCGACATCCGCAAACGATACCAGCAATGGGGTTAGTGTTCTCTCGAGATCCCCGCCAGCGTGATACCATTCTGTCTTTTGTATCTCGAATGGATAAGTGGGCGACTTGGCGCTAATACGCTCTGAATCGAATCGCTTATGTATATAGCGCTCAACAGCATGAGTGCCCAGGCGCACACCCAATAACTCCACCGTATAGCCCATATCATAAACTGACCTTCCACGTCCCCAAGGCTTCATTGTGGATCGGTCATACCCAAGCGTGCTCACCCTTCGCTCAGTGGTCCGGCTCACTCCTAGCTTAAGGTATGGGCCGACTCTTACTAAGTACACACAGTGTCGCATGTATACTTTTATAATGTGGCTTATTTTCAATCAAGTACATTTTGACGCTCACTGAAAACAAATGGCTTATGTGTTATCATTTTGTTGTGCTCGCACAACCAGCGCCTTCCTACGCTCCGCACAGCATCATTAGTGATTGCACGCTATCTGTTGCAAACGCTTGCCTTACTCACTTCATTTCGATAGTTGTCTAACTGTCTAACGATCACAAAACGCTCGATCCACAGCGCCAGCAAGGGCAAAACTAACCCCGCACACATCCCAATGCTTAGCTAGCGCGTGTTTCGCAGCTTCAGTGCTATAGTTGGGATCGGCAGCAGCGCGTACAGGGCGTGAGCTTCAAGGCGCTCCGCGCAAGCGGTATACTCAAGCTGCTGCCATCGGCTTGTGGTGCGCTTACCACACTTCGCAGCTTCCGCTAACGTGCATTATGTCGCCTGTGCCTATCTTGCATCACTAAACTGTTGTAATTGCGCCACTTACTAGTAAACTACTAGACTAATAGACTATGCGATACAAGCTGCGACTGGCGACTGCCCAGGAGCCGCCACATTGTCAAGGGGTGCCAGGTGAGGGGGTCGAGGGCGGCGCGTTGACTTGACACGGCTACTTCAAAAAAAGTAGCGCTTGTGTTTCGTAGTAACATTGAAGCAATGGCGCGGATACATGCGGATGGATGCGGGTTTTGGAGTGGAGAGGCGTGTACGTGCGGTATAGCTAACAGAAGCAGACTGTTGAAGATAGCGGGGTGGTTAGCGGTGGTTGGGTATGTATTTTACCGTGGGTATGTTCATCTGATGCATTTGATGGAGGGATTCTGATGTCCAGAGAATTTTTGGAAAAATTGTTGATAGTGCTGATTCCGATAGGGGCGATAGGTGTGATAGTGGAGGTAATTTGGTTCCTACGGCATTGGTAACACCGGGGATCGCCGCAGGCGCAAGGAAGTTTGTTGGGTGAACGCAAGCCCCCTACCCCCGCTACAGGTTTGCGTAGCGTCCGCAGCTTAATCAGCGCACTTAAGTGGCTGTTTCGTCTACGACTTACCCTCAGTCCGCTCGCCTGCGTTATCGACCGCTCGGCTCTCGCGGGGGGTATTTGGGGATTTCACACGATAGTATTCTGCGGAGTATTCCCGCATTGCTTCAAGGAACTCATCGTATGGCCCGACACTTGACCCAGCGCCCACGGGTGAGCCTTCTGGTTGGGGATCGGGACTTATTTTACAGCAAACACATTTGTGCAGAGGCGCATCGCACCATTCGCAGCGCCAAGGCCACTTCACTTCTCAGCCGCCTTCCATCCCGGAATCAACGCCTTGAAGATCGCTTCCGCGCTGGCTTTGCTCCAGATGTCGCGGTAATCCGGTTGCTGGTCTTTTGCGGTTTCTGTTGGTTCGTTCCGCGTCACGGATTGTATTTTGCATCCAAGTGGTGTAGGTTGTCAATAGGTCCTGCGTCACAAACAGAACCACTCTGACACCACAGAGGGCGCGGCTCGTTTTCCTCCGAGGACGGGCCGCAACAAAACTTTCCCATTGACAAGCAGCCGCTTCAATGAAACAATCAGGCGTGTTGTTTCATGTATTCCTCCATGACTTGGGCGGCAGGTTGCCATTTACCCGCCGCCCTCCTTTTGGTGGTATTTTGACGCTATGAGGATCGATCAAGACCCGCCCGACGATCACGACGAGGAAGATGACGAGGAGACGTTGCCATGCCAGCCGTAAGCAAGAAGCAGCAGGAAGCGATGGCGATTGCGGAGCATAATCCCGGTAAACTTTATGCCAAGAATCAGGGCTTACTCAAGATGACGCACTCGCAACTCCACGACTTCGCTTCGACCAAGCGCAAGGGACTTCCTACCAAAATCAAGAAATCCCGCTGATGCCTGCCTCCAACCTCACCAAAGAAGAACGCCTCGCCAAACTCGTAGCCGACATGCACGCTCGGCAGGCCGAGAAGGAAAAGAAGCGCACCGCTAAGGAACGCAAGAACCGTTCCAAACACATGCGTATCGTCGCCAAAGCCCGCGCAGACAAGCGCAAAAGGCTAGCTAAGATCGTAGACCCACCGCCCTTTCGCCTGCCGACTCCCGTTCCCGGTATGGAAATCGTGCTCCCCGATCCTGAGAAGGAACCGGAAATCCCCGTGCGCTGGAATCCTAAGAGGACAGACATCAATATCCAGCGCAAGGACTTTTCAGCTTCCCCCGATCCCTTCATGGAAAAGATCGCCCAACAGCCCGGATTCCTGGAGGCAATGGAGGAGAACACTAAAGACCCTCGCGTTGCGAAGTTCCTGAAGAAGTGCGGCGAACTCCAAAACAAGTCCCTCACCTTCATCGCCAAAAGCTGTGGCTTGAATACCAGCGACCTTGCCCGGATCTGGCGCGATGATAAGTTGTCCCGCGCCTTCTTCGAGATCGTCAACCGCATGCCTGAGAACGCCAAGAAGGTCATGGACGATTCGCTTGGTGACCGAAAGACCTGCCCCCGCTGCGATGGCATGAAGTTCATCGAAGTGCCGGAGAAGTTCCGTGAGTTCTTCTTTGAACCTGACAGCAAAGAAACGATGGCTATGTGCCCGGAATGCCGTGGCGAAGGCTACAAGATCACCGTTGGATCCGCCGCCCATACCCAGATGATTTGGGAGAAGGTTGGCTGGACCAAGCAGAAGGGCGGCATTCAGGTGAACGTCAACATGTCCGATCATTCGGTCGATTCCGTGATCGATGAGATGGACGACTTGCAGGTTGTGGAGCATGCGGAATGATAACTTTCTTGATCCACTGGAGAGATGGCCGCGAAGAAACCATTACTGGTGATGACATCGCAGACGCCATGAACAAGGCCGGAATTGGCTCCGCCGAATTTATTAAGCAGATAGAGTGGTTCAAGCCGCTGGTTCAGTGATGTTTAAGGAACTCCGTTCCGCCGTCAAACTCTCGCGCTCCATTGAACGCATGGCCGACGCGCTTGAACTCCAGAACCACATCCGCAAGATCGAGCTACAGGAACTCCACGGCATCACCATCCCCGACCCTAAGCGTAAGTTCACCAAGAAGGAAATGGAAACCGAGATCAGCTACGAGTCCGTTCCTGTCGGGATGCAGCCAGAGGATGACGTGGAAGCTGAGAGTTGGGATGATCTGTTCAAGGACAAGTAGTGTACAGTCAAGAAATCGTTGAACAGAAGATTTTCGCGCTTAAACAGCGTGGAATTGATGTCGAACGGCGCTCCGTAGACGAAGTTTGCTCCATTACAGAACGCCTTCAGAAGAAATTTGACGACTCCAAAGGGCAATCCCAGCTTACAGAACGCGAATCCGCCTTCATCCGCAACGAACAGCGGCTTTGTAAACTAGATTTCCGATACTGGGCGCTACGCTACGGATTCATCCAACTCGATACTTCAGTGCAAGCCAAGTCCGGCAACGGCGTGATCCCAGAATTTTGGCCTTCTCAAGAGCGTGCGCTGGCTTTGATCGCCAAACGGGAGGAAGAATCGTATCGAGAGCTAAAATCGCACGGTTTTACGGACGGAATCATGGCTGTGTGGCACAAAACTCGCCAGCAGTTCGCCACCGCCACCATGCGGCTCATCACGGGGCACCGAATGACGCTTTTTCGCGGCACTCGCGCCATTGCCGCGTCCCTCGATGACACCAAAGTTGGCGAACTTTACACCCGCGACCACATTTGGCTCGATAATCTGCCCTGGTTCTTGAAGCCTGCCATCCAGTTCGACGTGAAAAACGGCGGGATGACGTTTGAGGCTCTAAAATCCTCAATTACCTACCAGCAAGCCAACCAGGAGGCTGGAGTCGGCACTGGACAGCAGTTTGACATCTCGCACATGACAGAAGTGGCCCTTTGGCCCGACCCGTGGCGCTTGCAGTTCGACTTTCTGCCTGCCGTTCCCAAAGCCGTGAGCAGTTTTGTAGCGTTCGAGAGCACCGCCAATGGGCGTGGTCAGTTAACTTTTGGCACCAGTTCACCGAGTACATCCGTAAGCGCGAAGAAGGCTTTGAACGCTGGATCTACATATTCACTCCCTGGTGGCTGAATGCCAATAAGAATCGAATCCCCAGTGATGATGGATGGGAGATCGAAGATTTTACGAAGGAACATGCTGAACTTGTGGAGCGCACTTCCTCCGAATTTACAGGTGGACAAACAGTAAGGCTTGGACGCGATCAGCTTGCATGGTGGCAGCAGGAATACAAGCTAAATCGCAAAATGGGCACCCTCAATATATTCCTCACAAACTACCCCGCTACGCCTGAGCAAAGTTTTCAACATTCGGCCCATTCCGCCCTCCCCATCGAAACGACAGACTGGATGCGAAGCACTGCGCTGATTGGTATGCCTTATAACATAGAAACCAACGCAAAGGTTTTGGGATACGAACAATGAACATCTCAGAGAAGGACATAGATAGATTCTTGAAAAACGTGACTTTCCCTGAAAACAGAATTGGCGGATGCTGGCTCTGGAAAGGTTCTCCTGATAGCCGAGGGTATGGCAGATTCTGGTTCGATGGTAGGCGTATGACTGCCCATCGTGTGTCTTTTGGGATAGCGAAACACCTACAAGATGATCTACATGTTTTGCATCATTGCGATACTCCTCTATGCGTGAACCCTACTCATCTCTATCAAGGAACTCATGCGGATAACATGAGAGATACCGCGATTCGTCATAGGCGTGATAATCATGGCATCAAGAATCCACGCGCTAAATTGACGGAGGAGCAGGTAGCATATATCCGAAGCAGCAAAAAGGTACTGCGGATTCTAGCCGAAGAACTTGGAGTTGGGATTTCTACGGTTTGGAGCGCAAAGACTGGACCTAATTGGGCACATTTGAATGGCTAACTTCCCCACGGCGCTTTCTGTAGGTCAATCCGGCAATGTGCAGCGCATGGACACGGCTGAGTATGACGATGACCCAAGGGGTGTCGTGTGGATGTGGCAACCGCCGCTAAAATACCGCAAATACGTCATGGGGATTGACCCCACCGTTGGCCGCACCGGATGGAATCGCTACGCACGCTCCAAAGAGGACAGCAAGACAGATAACGGCTGCATCCAGGTAGTAATGCTAGGTAGGCGCAACTCAGGGCATGACGAACCAGACCAGCAGGTATGCGAATACGCCGCGCCAGTCGATCCGTTTGAACTTGGCTATATCGCCAACATCATCGGACGCCTCTATGCCGGGGTTGAGGAAGATCAGTGCGGCTGCATCACGGAAGTTCATCCGGGACCGGGAACATCGACCTTCCGCCAGATGATTGAGCTAGGCTATACCAATCACTTCCGCTGGGAACGCTACGCCGATACCGCTGTTTCTCCAACTAAGCAGCTAGGCTGGATCGCAACGCCCACTACCAACCGTGATCTGTGGGTCAAATCCTCGCGCCACTTGAATCTCCGAAACGCCATCGTGCGTTCTCCGTGGTTAGCTGAAGAATACGCCGATTGCCGCATGAACCCGGATAAGCAGTATGCCGAAAATCCCGGTGGTCACGATGACCGCGTGCGGGCCTTCAATCTTGCTCTGTGGATGGCTAACGGCTGGTCGCTATCGCTCGAACGCACCGAAGAAGAAGTGGTGGAGATGACGAACGAGCCGCCATCATTACAGGCGAGCGATTGCACGCTGGAGGAAATAGAAGAAAGTTGGGAGCGGACGATGGATCGAATCTCAGGAGGTGGATGGTGATACTTTTTGCTGCATTGTTCTTGTTTGAACTCGGCGTTGTGTTTGCCGCGATGGGAAGCGCAATGTTCTACTTTCGCTGGCTCGATGAGCGGCGTTCGCGTGCTAAACTCAACCGTATCAGGAACGTCAACCTGTCATGGCAAAGCACAAAGTAGATTGGAGTGTCGGCTGTTCAGTGGCGCACTACGATGAATCTGGAAACAGATCATGTGGCAGGTGTAGAACGTGCCACGATTGGATTAGGCCTCACGAAAAGAACAAGGAATGCCTTGGGCCGAAGCAAGGGCCAGTAGATAGCGCTGGGTTCTTCATGGAAATATGGCAATCTTCACCCACAACCCGAAATCAGGGCACATAAAGGCCGTGAGCTACGACGACGCTTCTAAGCGCCTGTCGGTGACGTTTGAGCATGAGCGTGCGCCAGAGCCAAAAACCTACATGCACGCCAACGTGCCAGTGGTTGTGTTCCACTCATACTTGCGCTGGATGAAGGATGGGCAGAGTGCGGGAACGTACTATCACCGATTCCTCTCGCGTTACCCGATAGTAAAAGAACAGGAGAACAGGTTGCAATGAAGCTACAAAATACGTTTGAACCTAAGCAGAGCTACTACGTTCCCATTGGCGACGACCTTGCGGACACTCCCGCAACCCATCTGATGCTGTCCAAGGCCGATCTCGCGGAACTCACCAAACTACTTGGTCGCAACATCGCGGACGCAGATGACCTCCTGCTAGCGGCGCGGAACGTCACTACACTTTCGGTCAATGGTCTGGAGGAAGGCGACATTACACTGGAGCCGTACCTGCTGAACCGCCTGAAGTCGCGCTGCCATCCTACTGAGTATTTCCCCAAGTTCGTGCGGGAGCGCGTGAAGGAACTGCTTGCTGGCTATGCAGGTTGCTAATTTTTCGATTGGCGATAGGGTTTGGTGGTGCGGGAAAGCATCGAACTCTAACTACAATCCTGGCTATGGGACCATAGAAAAAATAACAAATAGCAGGATTGTTGTTAGATGGGATAAATGGAAGCACCCGCGAAACTACCTACCGAAGGATCTTCGCAAAATACAAACCCCTGATTTCTGCCCCGATTGCTCTACCCCATACCGCATCGGTATATGGAACTTCCCCTGCAAAGGTTCCGGCGACCACAAATTAGGGACGTTCTACACGCGGGACTCCAATATCCATCCAACGGAGCGCGTTAAGTTGCTCTACAACCCATCGACGGGCGAGACGCGCACTCCGGGGCGCACGGATCGCGGCATTCATCCCAAGTATCAGGCCGCAGGATTCACGCAGTATAAGGAACTCGAAACCCACCAAGAGATCCGCAAACTCGAAAAAGAGAAGGGGCTGCGGCACGAAGCCTCAAACTTCGACTTCGGTTCCGGCCACGCAGACTAACAATCTAGCCTTAACTGGTGTTATGCTTGCGGCTAATGGCCGCGACCGACGCACCGATCAACCGTCTAGCACAAGCGCCCGCTAATCCAACCCCGCAGCTACCGCCAGATCCCGGCAATGTTGGCGACGACATCCTGAACTGGCTGATGCAGAAGCGCGAAGAAGGCGAAGCCTTTCTAGATGCGCAGCCTGGGTGGTCGCAGATTCAGCGTGCCATCGACGCCATCATGTCGATTGACGATAGCGATGGCGCTTTTGCTGGAGGCATCAATACCACCAAACTTTCGCAGACGCGCACCAACCGCATCGCCAAGATCGCGGAAGATATTGCGGCGCTGATGACCGATACCAAGCCGTTTTGGGACTATTCGGTAGCGAATCGCAGGTTTGAGCAACATGCCGAAATCTACGGGAAACTATCGACATTTTGGTATCAAGATCGAAATATCGACCTTCGACTTGCCGACGCCATCAAATACTACGTTGTCGCAGGCACAGGTTACATTCACCTGTTCTGGAATCAGGATATTGGGGACATTGACGCAATTGCAGAGGACCCTAGAAACGTTATCCCCATTGATCCTACAGGCTACGAATCCCTCGAATCCTGCCGTGGCGTCATCGTCAAAAAGAAAGTACCCACCAGCTACATCCGCGATAAGTTCGGCATAGAAGTGAAATCGGAAACAGACGGCACCGAGACAACACTACTGCAACGTGCCTACGATACAGCCTCGCAGATTATCGGCCCTGTCTGGGCCTCTATGAAGAACGGCAGTGCCACAAATAACGATCTTCCGCGCATCCCTACCGTTTGGCTCTACACCGCCTATCTCAAGGACAATCGAAATAATACCCGCAAGGACATGGGATCGCGCTTCACGGGCAAAGATGTGGAGATGGGGAACTTCATCGAAGGGCCAAATGGCCGCGAACCTTCCGACAACTGGTCTTACGTGGTCAAAGTAGGGGAACCGCTATACCCCAACCGCCGCATGATCCAGTGGGTAGGAACGAAAAAGGTTGTCGATCAGCCCAGCCCCTACTGGCACGCCCAATTTCCAATCATTAAAATTACATTAAATCCGCAGCCCTTCTCCTGGTTAGGGAAAGCGCCCGTTTGGGACCTTTTGCCGCTCCAGCGGTCGCTAAACAAACTATTGCGGGTAGTCGATGACCACGCCGCGCAAGTGGCCCAGCCAGCTTTGATCGCAGACAAGGCCAATGTCTCGAAATCGACCTTCGCGGCGGCAAATACCCGTGCTGCTGGCATGAAACTCTGGCAGAATCCGATGGCTGGCAAGGGAATCCAGGTTGTCCCGCCTCCACCGCTCGATCAGGGAATATTTGAGCAAATCAAGTGGATTCAGCAGGAGATGAAAGAGCTTTCGGGCATCATCGATATGTCCGAAATGATGAATTTAGGCCAACTCCCGTCAAATTCGACGGTTGAATCGATCATGCGGGCCATGACACCCGCCATTCGCTTCCGATCCCGCATCATGGAAGCGTTTACACGCACTTTTGCCAAGCAACTGGCCTATAACTTCACCGAGTTCTACACGTTCCCGAAGCGCGTCACGATTTTGGGTCCAGGCGGAATTACGCAGGACGATTTTGACTTTGAGCCGGGAACCATGATGCCGGATTACGTCCACGTTGACGATTTTGACGTTGATGGCAACCTGAAACCGCAATCCCTCATGCGTGGGCCGTTGCCGAAATACAATCGAGCCAAAGAGTTCTTGCGGCGCTTCGCGTTCAAGATTCAGCCGGGATCTCTGCTATCGGCGGCGCAAACGGAACAAAAACTCGTTTATCTGATGATGTGGCGCGGCGGAATCATCGACACATATACGCTTTGGGAGATTTTCAACGTCCCCAACATCGGTAACCTGCCGGATGGCGTGCGGACTGTGCCGGAGCGTATTCAGTGGTGTCAAGCGAACGGACTTGGCGGTGCGGTGTCCCCAGAGGGCCGAAAAGCGACCGGGCAAGAGGGTCCACGGGTCATTATGAAGGAAACCTAGTTAACCATAGTTACAATGAAACACTTAACTCCATTTGCATTTTGGCCTTAACCATGTTATTTTCCTAACCATACATGGCTGAGAAACATTGGATCGCGGGGGCGATCAAACATCCTGGCGCTCTGCATAAGGAACTCGGCGTTCCTGAAGGCACAAAAATCCCAAAATCCAAACTCACTAAAGCCGCCTCTGCTGGCGGGAAACTTGGGCGTCGGGCACGCCTAGCCGAAACTCTTTCCAAGATGCACCACTAGGAGAACCATGAAAGATTCCATGAAAGCCGAAATGAAGGAAGAACGCATGGAGCACTCCGGCAAGTCCAAGATGTCCGGGAAGATGCATCACTTCGGTAAGAAAAAGGGCGGGAAGCTGGAACACATGAAGGGGAAGAAGTAATGGCATCGGGGCAACGCGAAGGTGGGATGAACGGCAAGTTAGCGCAGTCCGTCGATGAAAACGTTGGCGGTATGACGCATCGGGTCAAGTGGATGGCCGATGAAGGCTCCATGACCAAGACAAATAAGTTCACGCGCCCCGGTGGGTCGAACGACTCCGGGAAACTGAAGTCGCCCAAGGGGAAACTATAGTTGGCAACTGGATCACAACCATCGTTGCCGCCGTTGCCGGATCAGACTTCCACAACGGTAAAGAGTTCAGGGCAAGGAAACCCAGCGTCCGGGTTATCCGGCATCAGCCCAGTCATGGACGCGATTCGTCAGATTGAAACGGGTTATCAATCGCTCGCGCAGGCAATGCCTTCGCTGGCACCCGTGGCGGCGGAGGCCATCAGTAAACTCCGCGTTGCAGTACCGTCCGCGATGAGCGCCGGGGCTGGAAGTGCCCCCGCTGGTCCAGGTGGAATGGTTGCGCCTACCGACGCATCGAATCCGCCTGCGATCACCGGAAGCAGTTCACTACCTCCGCCGCAATTACCACAAGGATGATATGGCTAACAATTTCAAAGACTTCGTAGTTGCCGCAATGCAAGAGGCCGGGATGAGCGATGATGCTGTCGTTGCCGCCCTCGATAAAATTGCCAGCAATGACAAACTCGGCACCAAACTCAATGGAATCCTCAAGACCGCAACCGAGGACTACAACGCGCAGGTGGGTAGAGTCCAAACCTTAACGCAACGCAACGATTATCTCGAAAAGGACTGGTATCCCAAGGCCGACGCCAGCTACAAGCAGTTGCAGACCGAATACCAGAAGGTGCTTGGCGAGCTTCAGCAGGCGCAAGCGACAGGCGTAGCCCCGAACTTCGATCCGACGCAGTACATGACCAAGGCGGATTGGGAAAAGGGCGTCCAATCGATCGGTCAGCGGTTGGGATCGGTGGTCAAGGACGTTTCGCGGCTGGCTTCGCGCCATGCCGTGAACTACAAAGAAGAACTCGATACAGAAGCGCTCGACCAGTTGGCCGTCAAGATGGCTGCGGATCGCGGGTTGCCTCCCGGTTCCGTGCCTATCGTTGACGTGTACGAAAAGTTCATCGAACCACGTAAGAAGGCATCGGAAGAAGAAGCACGGAAGAACTGGGAAAAGGAAACTCGCGCCCAAATAGAACGCGATCTACGCTCCCAGAACAACCTGCCGACGAATCCCGTGCCAGTAGAACAATCGCAAATGTTTCGTCCTACTCCAGCGGATAGTATCCCGAAGGATCTGGACATGGAATTACTGAATACGTGGAACTCCGCTCCCGGTAACGGAACCCACTAACCCCGCATTTCGTTGGTCGAAGTGTCGGGCATTGAATTAAAGGAGCACGTAAGTGCATGCCCGATAATCTCGATCAAATAAATGTAACTACGCGGCGGTATATCCGCACAACTCCCGCCCTCGTAGACGCCATTTTCAATCAAGATCCGCTCAACTACTTCCTGCGCCAGAACCTCAAGGAAAGTTTCGACGGCGGTTCTTCGATCAATGAAGATTTCATCTACCAATCACTGATTGGTGGACCCTACCAGAAGGGAAAGAAGTTCAACATCGCGCAGCGGCAGACCGAGCAACAGCTTCGCTTCGACGTGAAACTGCTGCAAGTCTCCGTCCCGCTCTACCAGGAAGATTTCCAGGTATTCAACAAAGGCGGCTTGGCGGCGGTGAAACTGCTCAAAGCGCGTGTTGACGAAGGCTATATGTCGGCTGGAGCGTTTGTCTCCATCCTGACGTACCTGAACGGAATCAATGCCGGGTACACATCCAACGTCAATGGACTCGCAGAAGCGCTGAATGATGGCTCAGTCGCATCGTGGGATGGTAATACCTACACTACCTATGGTGGGTTGACTCGCGCCACCTACAGCCCATCGCTGAACTCAACTCCAACGGCGGTTTCGGGCGCTCTGCAATATGACACCGTGGATCAGCAGTACATGAACGCTTTCTACGGTTCCGGTCAGTACGAACCCAACTTGATCGTCACCACGCCTATCGGGTTCTCTTACCTCAAGAGCAAATTCCAGACCCAGCAGCGCTTCCAGGACACCAAACTCGAAGTTGGCGTAGGCTTCCGTGGCTTGGCCTTCAACGGCGCAACGGTAGTGGCTTCCCGCTACTGCCCTGGCTCTTACCTGACAGGTCCAACAGGCGCTGGTACTGCCGATCCAGTGGCGACCACAACGCTTTCTGAAATGTCATCCCCTGGTGGCGGCAATCCCTCCGTCACTGTTTACCCAGTTGGTTCGCTTGGAAACAGCGGCGAATCTCTGTGGATCTTGAACGCCCGCAAGCCGTTCCTGAACTACTATGTGTCGAATGATCCGACCTTCGGCGGCGGGTTCCGCGACTTCATCCCGGAGGCTGCGAGCACCGTGGTTGTGGGTCAAGTGCTTCTGGCGCATCAGTTGACGCTCCAGCCGCGTTACCATCGGCAACTCTACGGGTTCTCGGCCTAAAGGAAAGGATCTAAGGAGATAATCACATGCCTAATGCAAATCGCGGAACTTCAATGTACTTGGGGGGCTTCAGCAGCCCCGATACGCTCAACCAGCCGCTTACCGCAAGCCCCGCTGGAGCTACCACGCAAGCCCCGAACCAGTGGTATGCTCCCGGCGACATCGGCGTTACCTTCGAGTATCAGGACAAGGCGTATACCGTTGCCATCCTGGACTCCGGCGCTACTTCGGCCAATACCGTAGGCGCTCCCGCTGCTAACATGCTGCTGTTCTGGAAAAGTTACGCTAACCGGATCGTTACCAACGACTACCGGCAGTCTATTTCTCCAACTTCTCCGGGTATGGCAGTTGCGGGCGTTCTGCGTGTCACGCCTACAACCATTGGAACTGGCGGAAACGTCATTGCCATGTTGATTAAAGGAAACGGGATCACAGTCAAGGCTGGTACTACGGCCATCGGCGCTGTTATGGCGAATACTGCCGCCAATACCGCAAGCGTGGTCACGGCTACCACTACCCTCATGCAGATCGGCCATGCGACGACAGCCGATGCTGCGGGAGTGGCCACGGTCAACGTGGATATTCCGCAGTTGCCCTAAGGAGCAAACATGGCAGCAGTCACCGTCAATTCGCGGTATCAAAACGTCATCGGGAGCAGGCGAGCGATTTACTTCAATGTGACGCTCGCCACTTCTGGAGACACACTCAATACGGGGCTGGAATCGGTGCTTTTTGCGGTAGCGTCACAGACTACCAATGCACCCAGCGTCATCGCTAAATCTGGCGGGGGAACAACTCCAGTCACCCTCACTTTCACTACCGGGGGAGTCTGGACAGGCGACCTCGAAGTGATCGGAACCTGATCTAAGGAAGCGGGCGTGTGCCTATTGACACTTTTACTACTCTCTGGAACCGATTGCTGCTACGCGCCCCAGCAATCGGTCCCGCCACGTCCCAAGACTTCGTTAGGGACGCCTTCCAGCAACTAGCCGAACGCCGAACTTGGTCCTGGCGGCGCGGCACTTCGTCGTTTTACCCGCACATTTTCTACAACACCGGGACGGCCACCGCTACTTTCAATTCGCCCTATATCACCGGCAACGGGACCACTTGGGATGTCAGTTGGGTAGGTGCTCAGTTTCGTGGCGGCGCGATTCCATCGGCATTCCCAACCTATACGATCCTAGCGGTTATGTCGCCCACCTCAATCCTGCTGGATAATCCGTGGGCTGGGGCGACGGTCACTGACCAATACCAGATTTTCCAGTGCTACTTTCCGGTTCCAGCGGATTTCCAGTCTTTCGAGTCCCTGACGAACCCAACCAATTCATACAAGATTTGGACCCAGTTAACGCAGGCCGATCTTGACCTCATGGACCCGCAGCGCGTTTGCTCAGGAGTTGTTTATGGATCAGCCTTCTACGATTACACCGCCAACTACCAAGGGGAAATCGGGGCCGTCCTCCAGGTTGGAGGCTCTGGTCCGTCGCCCGTATCGACCACGTCTCAAGGGTACTCGTTCCCAACTGCTTCGACCTACGTCATCCAAATCACAACAGGGGGCGCTGTCGGGTCAGTCATCTTCGAGTGGAAGCAAGATAGCGGGGCCTACACGACAGGGGTCCCTGTCCCGGACTCCTCGCCTATTGACCTAAGCAACGGCGTCCAGGTCTACTTCCCTGCCGGAACTTATGTCGCTGGAGACATCTTCATCATCAATGCCACCACGGAGGCGGTCCCGTCAGTTCCGCGCTATGAGCTATGGCCGCGCCCCATAAACGCCTTTTATGTGCTCCCATACTTGTACATCAAACTTCTTCCTGAACTCACTGACTCTCAGCCCCAGTTGCCTCCGTTTGTGGCACAGCGAGGCGACGTACTCATTGAAATGGCGCTTGAAAAGTGCGCCCAGTTCCCCGGAACCGCGACTACTCCAAACCCTTACTACAACCTCGCGTTAGCGGATCGGCACGCGAATAAGGCCGCGATGCTCATACAGGAATTGGAGAAGTACGACGATAACACGGGTTCTCAGGACATCACCTACCAGAACTTGCCCTATGCAGGGCCGTTCTTCGATGGCTCCTGGATGCAAAGCCATGCTTGGCCGGGGTACGCCTAAAATGCAGCCATCCCAATATATGTACGTTTCTGACCACTCACCCTCGATAGGGCCTATCCAGGAGCTTATCCACAACCCGGATACCCGCAGTTCGCATCAGGTGGAGATTGACGAACGACGCTGGCACGATAAGGCCCTGCATCGCCGTGTAGACGCGCTGATCGTTGAAGTGGGCCGCGTCTCCGACTTTATATTCCTCATCGCTGAAAAGCAGGATCAGCTAGCGCGGGATTTGCAGACGGAACGGATAGCGCGGATGGAGGCGGATGTGGAGATTCAGCGCCAAATGGAGCAAAGATTCAGTGGAATGCTCGGTTGGACGACGCAACAGATGAAGCAGCAAGCAGCGACTTACGACAAGCGCATCGCAGACCTGGAAAGCGTCATAGTAATTCTCTCAGAACGTACATGGTGGTCGATGTTCAAGGATTTATTCAAAAGGAGATCGTAATGGTTAAGACAATCAGGAAAAGATCGGCTCCGGTACGGGACAAAGTGACCGTCAGGGGCTTTTATCGGCTCAACATTGTGGAAGATCGCAATGGCAAATCAATCATCGTTGGGGATTCCGGCTGGGTCCGAAACACTATCACCAACGTAGGGTTTCAGTTCGGCATCACTTCCTGCCTTGGCGGTGTTGCTGGTTCCTCACAGATCACCTACGCCGCGCTGGGCACCGGAACCGCCCCCGGCGCTACCGATACATCGCTTAACGGCGAGATCACGGACGTTGCCGGAGCACGCTGCGCCGTCACGCCTACCACGATTGCATCTAAGACCGTCCAGTTCGCCTTTACGCTGGCTTCGGGCGTCTACACCACTACCAAGACCATCCAGAACGTAGGCCTGTTCCAGACATCGACCACGAACGCTGGGTCATGCTATGCGGGGAATACCTACGCTACCAGTCAGCTTCAGAGCAATCAGGCCGTTAACGGGTCATATCAACTACGTTTCAGTTGACAGCTTGAGCAGTATCAAATTTTAACGTTGAGGTTACGCTTCATTGAAGCTATACTTTAGGGGATGAAAAAACGCAAGCGCGTTCCTAAGCATCCGCTTCTCAACGGGCACCCGATCAAGTTGGACATTGGCTGCGGCAGACACCCGCAGCCTGGGTTTGTGGGTATCGACATCCAGAACTTCGATGATTCCCGCATCATTCAGCATGACATCGAAACCTACCCGTGGCCGCTTCCTGACGGCTGCGTTTCCCTCGCCATCGCCTCACATATAGCCGAACACATCAACCCTGCCAAGTTCGGCTTCATCAACTGGATGAATGAGATTTGGCGGGTGATGGAGGTTGAGGGCAAGCTGATGATGGCACTGCCCTATGCTGGCAGTCCAGGCTACTGGCAAGATCCCACCCACGTCAACCCGTGCAGTGAGCATACTTGGTGCTACTTCGATCCGCTAGATCCTAGCGGATTTTACCGTTTTTACCGCCCTGCCCCTTGGCGCATAGTTTCTTGTTCATGGGATTTACAAGGCTTCATGGAAGTCGTTTTAGAAAAACGTCGCCTAGATCCTAGTTACTTGACCAAATGACGAACTTTCATAGTCAGCGCACGCTCAATGCTCATGGCTCCAAGCCTATACGAGAGAACGCTTTCATGTATTCCAAGCCTTCGCGCCCATTCTGCCAGGATAAGGCGCTCTCCGTTAAACGTGATCCAGCGGCTATTCCTTTTGTTGGCTGCTTGCTCAAGGCGAGTAGCCCATTTACAGTTCTCTGGAGAATACCCCATCTCATTATCAATGCGCTCTACGCTATGGTTAAGACTGGGGCGAATCCCCATATCGGCATAGAAGTTCTCAAATTTCTGCCATCGTTCGCAGATGCCTATGCCGCGTTCTCCATACCACTTAAAAAGTCTTGTTTTGGGGTTTTCGCAACGGTTCTTTATGTTCTTCCAAATGCGGTACTCGTTGGTTTTACTAAGGCCGTGGGTTCGCATTCTTTTGCTGTTTACCCCGGCAGCGTAACACCCACAGGAAATGATCCGCCCAGTCATAAGATGGCGAAGGCCAACGGTTTTTTCGGTGCCGCAGTCACATACGCAAACAATCATCGTTCGCATTTTTTGCGTAGGTGCATCAGATACTACTGTGTAATTTCCAAATCGTGTTCCGGGTGGAATGGAGAGTTTTTTCATGTCTAATTCTACAATGAAATCAAGGGTAACGCAATCGATGGAAAATACGCCAAACAAAAGTTGTCCAGTTTGCAAAGGGACAGGTAAGGTGAGTTATCAGAGAGAATACATGAAGGTTGATCCCGAAGGGCGACTCCAGCCTAGCGGTCCATTTTGGGGTTGGGATTGGGCAATCTGCGGGAACTGCTACAAGGAAGAACCAAAAGATGCGAAGTAAGCCCAAAGAAAAGATCACCCACACGGGCGGCACACTTGTAGAGAACATGGGTAATTGGATGAACCGCATTGTGATCGGACACCCCGTCACTGGAAGCGTCCGCATAGAGTGGGTCATGTCGCGCTATGGGCAGACGATCCCTACCAACTGGAGCCACATGGACATCATCCAGTTTATGTCTCCCTACGTGCCTCTGAAGTATCAGGTGGCTGACGCTGAGAACCTGATAGCCAAATCCGTGATCGACCAGAACGCCGAATGGCTTCTGTTCTGGGAACACGACAATATCCCGCCGAATGACGCGCTTATAAAGATCAACGAGTACATGATCGAAGGAAAGGTGCCCATTGTAGGCGGAGTCTATTTCACCAAGTCCGTGCCACCGGAGCCGCTAGTCTATCGCGGCATCGGTAACGGCCACTTCGCAGACTGGCGCATTGGAGATAAGGTCTGGTGCTCTGGCGTGCCATTCGGCTTCACGCTCATTCATGGCGCGATCATCAAGGCCATGTGGGATGAAAGCCCTGAGTACCAGATCGGCAGCATCACCACGCGGCGCGTTTTCAACGCTCCTGCGAAGTCATGGATGGATCAGGCTAGTGGCGCTTACTTGTCCACAGGCGGCACTTCTGACCTTGCATGGTGCGAACGTGTCATCAAGGAACGCTTCTTCGAGAAGGCGGGATGGCCGCAATACCAGGGTGTCAAATATCCCTTCCTGATCGATACTGGGATCTTCGTTCATCATATCGACCAAGAGGGGCGGCGCTTTCCGCTGGAGATCCCTATGCGGTACAAGCCGAACGGGAAGGTGCGGGAGATCAAGTGAGTGCTTTCGCTCCAGCAGCGATCACTTTGCAGGAAATAGCTAAGGGCTACAAGGCCCTAAAGCCTCCGCACTATCTGGATGTCTATGAGCAATACCTATCAGGGATGCAGCCCTTCCCAATCAGGCTGATGGAGATAGGCATTGCCAAGGGCGGCAGTCTCAAACTATGGCGCGACTACTTTCCGCAAGGCCAGATATTTGGGGTAGACGGATCTTCGGCTAATGTACGGAAGTTAGGGCGCAGGATCACCACTGTAAAGGGCAACCAGTATGATCTAGCTGAGATTTCCAAGATAGCGGCCAAGCTTGGGCCGTTCGACGTGGTGATTGATGACGGAGCGCACACAGGCCGTGCCAGCCTGAACACGTTCCTTGCCTTCTTCCCTGTCGTGATTCCGGGCGGTTTGTACGTGATAGAGGACTGGGGTACTGGCTACTGGGCGCATTGGCCGGATGGTTCCGAGATCAAGAACGGCGGCAATTTTACCTTCTCCGGAAAGAAATTTCCCAGCCACCAGTCCGGCATGGTCGGATTCGTTAAGCAGTTGGTGGATGTTTGTAATACGCTTGATAGGACTAGAGGGCAGGAGTGTTCCCAGATCAACTCTATGGAGATCCTTCCGGGAATGGTACTACTCAGAAAGAGAACAGAGGCTAAGGCATGAAAGAAATCTACTTAAACTGCTCCTGCGGCGGCGGAGCCAGTGTCAAGATCCCCGCAGAGTCTAATTCGGCTTGCACGGAATGCGCTTGCGGGAAGATTCTGCTGTGGTCAGGTGAGGCCACTGCGCCAGAATGGAACGACAATCCGCCGACGCTAGGGATCTCGGTAGGCGACGGAGCGAAGGTGGATGACGTGTTTGGAGGGTGATCTAACCTGGAATGTCCATCACCCGCACAGCCCGCCTTGCCGAGTCGGATAAAACCAGCGTTACCACATGGACAACCACGGGAACAGTGACGGCCAGCACTGGGGACACGATAGTAGTTTCGATTGCCAGAATCGACACGAACGCAGGAAGTAACGCCTCTGTTGTTTGGAATACATCGCCTTCGCAGTCTGCTACAGGTGCAGTGGCGAAGCTCGGTACGGGTGGTGACATTGAGGTATGGTACTTCGTGAATGTTACCGGAGGAACAGGGACATTAACGATCACCTTCCCTGTGGCGGATGCAGCGCACGCCGTAGCCGTTTCCACTCTCACAAGCCCGAACGGGGCACCAACATTTACAGGGAACGCTACATCCAATAATGCCACCGGAACAGCAGTAACATCAGGGAGTTTCAACCAATCGCCAAACTCAGGCTGTCAAGTATTCTGGCTGGGGGCAATCGGTGTCAACGGCCCATCAGGAGATACCGCCCCTACATGGACTATTCCGACATCGGCTGGACAGCGGGCTGGTACGACTGGTGGCAGCGATACTACCGTGGATGAGGGATTCGAGATAGACAGCAGTAGTTTGAATCAGGGCTTGGATGCAACCCTCGGAACGTCCCGCCCGTGGGCTGCTATATGGATGACATTTTTAGAACCAGTGGCGTCTGCGGCAGGGCCTACCTTGACGCTACTAGCGCAAGGCGTAGACATTCGGTAACAGAAAGGATTTATGAGTATAAAGACCTTCGTTTCATTGCTGGCTCTCACGGCGGCTATAGGATTGTCTGCCGTCTGCACTTCGGTTGGAGTTCAGAATATTGTAGTCTTACTTGTTACCTTCCCTGGAGTCACGCTGCCTACTGGAGTAACGCCACTTGCTCTGGATCAGACTTTCTTCGGAGCTTCTGGACACTCCCTCGATGGATACTGGCGCGAGACATCTTATGGGCAGGCTTCAGCGGCAGGAACGGTGTATGGGACGTATACTCTAAGCCAAGCATATACATGCTCCACTGCTGACCAAATGCTCCATGAGGCAATGTCCTTAGCGGCTGCTCAAGGAGCAAACTTCCAGAACTACACCCGTGTTTTCCTAATCTATCCCAATATGGGGTGTAGCGCTGGATTTGCCCAAGTTGGATGCGGTAGCCTTACTACTCCATCAGGCATTATCAATGCTTCATGGTCGCAGATTCAAGCCGATTATAGTGTTGGTGACATTGGTGTATATTTGGCAGCACATGAGGGGGGGCACAATATGGGGCTACAACATTCTGGAACTCTCACGGCGACTCCTGATGTTGTCGGACCACTAGCCTCTCCTGGAACCATTGACGAGTTCAATGACAATTTTACTTCGATGGGATCTCAAACCTTGGGGCAATATGCGGCTCCGCATAAAGCACAACTTGGATGGATCGCCCCATCTACCAACTATCAAGTAGTGCAGGGCAATGGGGTGTGGTCACTTGCTCCCTATGAAACAAGCCCAGAGGGACTTGAAGCACTCAAGATTCAACGTGGCACAGGCAACAATGCGTGGCTTTGGGTTGAATACCGACAGCCTATAGGAGATTACGATAGTACTGTTTACTTCCAGCAGCCTTCTGGCGGAGCATTCATCCACTATGAAGACTCAACTAATGGCGCTTTCACGCGCATATTGAATTTTCAGCCTGCGCTAAACTCCTGGTACGCCCCGATGCTGCCAGTTGGCCAAACATGGACCGACCCATATTCAAACGTCTCGATCACAGTACAGAGCATGACGGCCTCGGCTTTGACGATTGCAGTGAACTATAGCGGCCCTCCGCCGCCTCCGCCGTTGAGCATTACGCCAACTTCTGTAACCTTACAGAAGAAACAAAAGCAGCAATTCACAGCCAGTTTAAGCCCAGTAACATGGTCCATCTCTCCCATTGTTGGAACCATTTCCAGTAGCGGTCTTTATACGGCACCCGCTAACATCAGAACATTGCAAAATATTACGGTCACCGCAATTAACGGCATGCAGACAGCTACCGCATCCATTACGCTACACCCGTAGAGCATTAGTGTCGATTACACGCACAGCAAGAGGAACGACTGCCGTAGCAAGTGGCACATCACCCACGCTAAGCGTGACTGCGGCTACTGGTTCATCTCTAATTGTCCTGTGTTATAGAAAAGCAAATAATACAGCGATAGTTACCAGCATCACATGGACAGGTGGAACTTTCGCTAAAGATATAAACTCAAACGGAACCAGCATCTCCACAGCAATTTGGTCTGCACATAACGTAACTGGTGGCACGCAGACCATGACTGTTAATTTTAACGCCAGTAGCGGAGATCCTATCGGGTTCATGGTTGTTGAACTTATCCCTACCAATGGGGCTATAACTTCTGGTTCCAATGCGGTTGGAAGTGGAACAACTAACCCGGCAATAACCAATACATCGATCACAGGAACGCCGAACAGCGGGGCAAGTATCGCTTGGATTGCGGCTCTATCTGTAGCACGTACTAATAATGATGCTGCTCCAACCTGGAGCATCCCCACTACAGCAGGACAAAAAGTAGGGCTAACGGGAGGCAACACATCTTACATTGCAGAGGGATTTGAGATTGACACTTCCGCCCTTACGCAGGCCATGAGCGCAACAATGGCGACTGCGGCCAGTTATGCGGCTGCAATGGTCGTATATCTTGAGCCTGCCGCTGGAAACACTACAGTCAGCGTCAATGACACAACCTCTGCTACTACGGAATCAACTTCATTAGCGGTTATAACCAATACTTCCGTTAACGATGCTACCGCAGCCACAATCGAAAACCTGAACATAGTTCGTGCGGATTGCGTAACGGTCAACGATACCACCGTAACCGTCACCGAATCGGTTACGATCCGCGTCATAAACTTCGTTTCGGTTAGCGATGATTCCACTGTAATAGACATCCCGGTATACCCAATAAATGAAAGGGTTACGGTCACAGAAAGCGTTGCGCTTGCCGTTGTCACAACCAGAAGCGTATTCGACGCTTCTACGGTTACGGAATCCACAACGATTACAGTTGTCGATCTGCCATCAGTAAATGATTCATCCACGGTTACTGAGAATGTTTCTGAAGTTGTAATAACCAATCTGTCAGTAAATGACAGTTCTACGGTGACAGAAAACGTCTCCGAGAAGGTCATAACCAATATCAGCGTTTTCGATTCCTCAACCGTGACGGAATCCGTGGTGTTGGCAGTCGCCCCTCAGGTTAGCGTCAGCGACTCCAGTACCGTAACCGAGAACGTAGCAGAACAGATAGTCACGCAGATTAGTGTTAACGATAGTTCCACTGTTACGGAGAACATATCCGAACAGGTAATAACAAACATCAGTGTTTCGGATTCTTCTAGCATCACCGAATCTGTAACGCTCAATATCGTCTCAGTCAGCACGCTTTCGTTTAGCGTCAATGACTCAGCGACGGTCACGGAATCCGTAGTTTTAGCCGTAATCACGCAGATCAATGTCAATGATTCCAGCACCGTCACGGAATCGGTAGTTGAGGCTGTTCAAACCAGCCTTTCGGTGAATGATAGTTCCACCGCTACTGAGTCTGTATCCATCGTCTCGATTGATCTGCCATCAGTTAGCGATTCATCCACCGTAACTGAAAACGTAACCGCTAAGGTCATTACGCAACTGAGTGTATTTGACAGTTCTACGGTAACCGAATCAGTCGTTCTGGCTGAGATCACTCAACTCAGCGTTTTTGACGCATCTACCGTAACCGAAAACGTCTCGCTGGCGGTTGCTGCTGTGGTTTCGGTGTTCGACTCCTCTACCGTAACCGAATCGGTCAACCTGACCGTAATCGACTTCGTATTCGTCAACGATGCCTCCACGGTTACGGAGAACATCACTGAGCGGATCGTAACTCAGTTAAGCGTGTTCGACAGCGCTACGGTGACGGAGAATATAGCGGAAGCCGTCATCACCAACATCAGTGTTTCAGACTCCTCAACGGTCACGGATGCCGTAACGGTAGTTGAGCCTGCGGCGGGCGGGGTATCGGTTAGCGATAGTTCGACGGTTTCTGAAGGCATAACCCTCAAGATACTCACCAACATCAGCGTTTTCGATGCGGCTACAGCAACCGAAAACGTATCCCTGAGCATCATCAGTCCGGGGACCGTAAGCGTAGTCGATTCGGCCTCAGTCAGCGAGTCGGTAAACCTAGTCCTATCCAGCATCACCTTCCTGGTGTTCGACTCCTCCACGGTCACTGAGAGCGTTTCGCTGTTCAAATACACTCCCGGTAGTGGTGTAGCCGTGGAAGATAGAGTAAACTTGGGCTTTAGGCAAGGAACGTCTGAAGCGGATGTGCTGGTTGGAGGCTTCGGTTAATGGCGCAAAACGCCCTAGGTACAGTTACAGTCCCAAGTCCAGGAACTCCTGTTCCTATAGACACATCCGTAAGAAACAACTGCCAATCGATCCTGCTGCAAGCCCTCAGCAACGGTAGCCATACCAATACGGGCAGGGTCTATATTTACGTCAAGGGAACGCGGGTAGCGACCTTGGCGGTTCCGACCACCAACACCATCCCCAGCTTCTCAGTGACGGTTCCAGATGCCCCCGGTGGGCTGACTACGCTTGATTACACGATAGATGCGGACAACTCAGGGGATGGCGTAGACGCAAGTTTTGCGAGACCATAAGGAGAACCAATGGCTTTAGCTTCATTAGCAGATGTTACGATTACCGCAACGGCGACCAAACTTTCAGCCACTTCGATTAAGGCTAACTGGGTTCTGATCTATGGGCAATCGCTGGCTGGGGCGGCTCGCATAGGGGATTCTTCGATTTCAACCACCCGTGGCGGGATTATCCCATCCACCAATACCTCTTTGCTGTTGCCATCGGTAGGCAACACGAATAGCTATGATCTTTCAGCGATCTATATTTTAGGAACCGCCAACGACAAGGCGGCAGTAATATACAATACGGTGTAAAGGAGTATCACATGGCAAAAGACATCGGCGGCGTGCGGGAACCGGGCGAGGAAGGGACAACCGTAGGGCAGATCCAGACCCCTATGTGTTCGACCAACGTACAGCGCAAGAATACCCCCTCGATCCTGACTTACGAGAGCACCATGAACACTGGCGGCGAAAAGGGCGGGAACCAGATTCAAGGGCCGGGAACCAAAAACAAACTGTAATTCTCCCTGGAGGCGAGACGCTTGAATGTACGCTCAGACTACGCAAGCCCAACTCGCCTCCGACATTTTACAGTCCCTCAATGACCCTCTCGGCGTAAACTGGTCTACCGATGAGGTTAACCGCGCCATCAATGAAGCGCTGCTGACGTGGGGCTGCGCTACTTCCTACTGGCGGGATCGTGGGCAGTTCCCTAGCGCGGCATCGACGGCATTCTATGACCTATCGGTGCAGTTGCCTTTGCTTCGCGCCCGTAGCTATACCTTTGATGACCTCATAACCGAAATCCAGTATCACCTGAACGAAGCACCTACCGGATTTGCTTTCACAAACCAGACTTCGCAGTTCACCAAAACCCAAATTCTGAATGCCCTGATTCGCGCTGCCAATGAGTTTGGGCTTGACGCCAAGATTGCGTTTGCCATGACTACGATCCCAGGGATAGCGACGGCACGGACGGCGATTACGGGCACCGTGGCAGCGATTGCGCGTGCTTCCTGGACCGATTCAACTACGTTGCAGACCAAGGCGCTGCGGAGGGAGGATGCTTGGTCTGAGGACTCCTATAACCCGCTATGGACGATCCAGCAGGGGCTTCCGTTTGCATATTCGGATTCGGAAACGCCACCGATCACGGTCAATCTCTATCCTCCACCTATTAACTCTGGTTCACTAAATCTCATTTACTCTGATTCAGCAGATTACAGCGCTGCTACCGGGGCTACGGTTTTCCCGATCCCTAATGAGTTCATCCCTGCGGTGAAGTGGCGTGCGCTCTACTCTCTGCTAGGTACGCAGGGGCAGGGTTATGACCCATTCCGGGCCAAGTACTGTGCTGAACGCTATGACGGCTTCGATCAACTATCGAACCAGATGCGCTCCGTGATCCGCGTCCAGGTCAATGGCATCCCGATCCCTATGGATACAATGGCGGCTCTCGATTCTGGGCGTCCCTTCTGGCAGTCGAAGCTAGGAACGCCGTCAATGGCGGGGACCATGTACGACATAATTGCGCTATCGGATGTGCCGAAGGATGCGACACTGGCGATTTCCTGCGATCTGGTGCGTTCGGCTCCGCTGCCTGCCGCTGTTGGCGATTTCATCCAGGTTGGCTATGAGGAATTGCAGTACATCTTGGATTATGCGCGGCATGTGCTGTCGTTCAAACTAGGTGGGGAGGAGTTCCAAACCACCTTTGCGCTCTACGATAACTTTCAGCAAGGCGCACAGCAGCGCAGCCAGTTGCTTGGCTATCAGGCGCGGTATCTCAAGGATCTGTTTGGCGTACCAGCACGGCAAGAAGAAATTGTACATGCGGCGTGAGGTTACAATGAAGCAGTTTATTCTCTTACTTCTTTTGGCGACAGCGGCAGTGGCGAGGACGCCCGTAAGTGGCTGGTGCGAACAAGGTAATCAGGTAGTCTCCACTACCGGAGTCCCGAACTCCACAACCAAGGTGCAGCGTTCCTACCCCTCCTGCACGGTTCGCGTTACGATCTACAACGGCGGCGCGGCAACGCTATTCTCCGACGACTCCGGGACTTCGCTATCCAACCCGTTTACCGCCAATTCCAACGGTTCATGGTCCTTCTTCGCAGACGCTAACACTTACACGGTGACACTATCGGGCGCTGGAATCGCGGCTCCCTTCTCAATGAACTACGCCGTATCAGGCGGAACGAATGGCACGGTTACGGTGGTGGCCTCAGGTTCATTGACTAGTGGCCTTATCGTTACGGGTGGTGGCTCACAGGCGTTACAAACCCCATGTGCCATTTGCACGCTAGATAGCAGCGGGAATATGTCGCTTCCGGGAACGTTGGCGGTAACGGGGCATACCACTTTCGAAGGGGTCACCAGCACGGGCGCTACTGGTACGGGGGCACAGGTTTACAATGTTTCCCCTGCCCTGATTACACCGGATCTTGGGGTCCCTTCGGCTATAAACTTGGCTAATGCTACGGCATTACCACTAACCACGGGGGTTATAGGGGTTTTGGGTCTAGCCAATGGGGGATGCAACGCTTCTTCGCAGACAAGTTGTTTTAATAATCTATCCCCTCTAACGACCAAGGGTGACATCATCACTCACAATGGTACGAATAACATTCGCTTCGCCAAATGCGCTGACAATCAGGCCATCATTGGGGATTCTGGACAGGCCAGCGGCTTGAATTGCTTGGCGGTTCCAACTTTCTCAAGCATCACGGCAAACATTTTGCCAAAGGGGGTTGGCACTACGGGATATACCAACTCAAGCATTACGGATAACGGTACTACGGTAAATTCAACGGAACCATTTACAAGCAGTTCAACGGGGCCTACTTTGCGCTTGGCTCAAGGCCCAGCTACTACTGTGGCTGGACACTTAGCAGGATGGGATACGACTAATGGGGGATTGTTAAAAGACATCACCACCTCTTATTCCACGCTGACTGATGCTGCCACTGTGACTTGGGCTATTGGGACGGTAGTTGTGGCAAACGCTGATCTTACATTTACGGTTCACTCAGGTTCACGGACCCTCAATCTCACGGGACTGGTTAACGGCGGAATCTATACGCTATGGATCAAGCAGGACGGAACCGGAGGTGAGGGGTTGACGCTAGGCACTGGATGTACATGGAAGGTATCGGGTGGTGGTGCGGGCGCAATCACTCCATCGGTGGGAGCGAATGCGGTAGACGTGCTTTACTTCAGCTATGACGGTACTAACTGTTGGGCTAACTTCGTGAAAAACTATAACTAATGGCCGACTATCAGCGAACAGCCTTCCAATTCCCGCATAAGTTCAATCTCGCCAATCCAGTGGATGAGATGCCGCCAAACTCTGCGCGGCTGATGTTCAATTTCAGGCGGTACGGTGGGCGAGTTCAGCAGCGTCAGGGGATACAGGCTGCTAGCGCAAATAACCCAATCGTAGCTCCCTCGCACTCTATCTTTTCTTGGAATGATCCAATCCCATCGCCATCATCTAATCCAGGAGTTTATCAACCCCATACTCGCCTACAAGGTGTTTCCACAAGCCTGGAGATAGCCACTGGCGTAGTAGCGGCAGGGACGTTGGAACCTAGTTTCCTGTCGATTCTTGACACTGGATACTCTGGAAACCCACTTACCTTCGTTGTAGTGGGGAATCAGTTCAACCCGCGTCCGTGGGCTTTCGTGGCGGATACTTTGAAGTTCAAGAAAGTATCTTCAGGGCAGCAGGTATTCCAAGTTGGGTGTGCTCCGCCAAACTTTGCGCCCACGATAGCCATTAATGCTGCATTGGCAAATGGCCCTGACATTGGCACTACCGGGAATCCCTACGTCTACCGCTTTCGAGCACGCGCTGATTCCAAGCTAAGTAGCGGGTGTGTTTCTAATTTAGGGCCTCCGGTGCGTGATGCGAATGGTCTTTCCCCATCATCTTTTACCGCATCACCACCACCATCCAGCATCAATGTTACGCTTCCCCAAGCGCATCCAGACCCGCAGGTTTCGTGGATCGATGTGTACCGCTATGGCGGTTCCATCACAAATTGGACTTATATCGGTACGCTTCCCAATGTGGCTGGCGCTGTTCTCTATGACGGGTTCAATGATCTAGCCATTGCCTCAAACGAAATCGCAGAGTTTGACGACAATATGCCGTGGGACACGCTAGACACCAGTAAGAATGGGACTTGCGATGTAGTCTCTGCTGGCGTTGGGCAAGGGGCTACCGTAACCATCACGGGCGGGGATACTCTCCGGGACTATAGCGCAACTTCAGATAATCCGTTCTACCCTCTAGGAAACCAGATTGCAATTAACGGCACACTATTTACCTTTTATCGTTCTCCTGATAGCACTACTTCGGTCGAAATCCTTGAGGACACCCCGTCGCTGACTGGCGCTACCTGGATTATGACCAACCCAGAGATGATGAATACCCATCTGCCTTGCATCTGGGGGCCATTCGGCGGCGGATTAACGGGCATCTTCAACTTCGGGGTAGGTGATCCGCAACGTCCTGGTGCGATCTACTGGTCGAAGGGGAACCACCCGGAATCCAGCCCTGGCGCTAACGTGCTAGACATTACGAACGCCTCTGAGCCGCTGATGAATGGCTGTCTTTATAGCGGCAATTCGTTTGTGTTCTCGACCAACCGCATGTGGGCGCTCTACCCGTCGCTGGGGCAGATTTCCAACTTCGTGGCGCTTGAAGTTCCAAACTCCAAGGGGATGTTTGCCCGATACGCCCTGTGCGTAACGCCTTTCGGCATCGCTTTTGTGGCGAAGGATGGCATTTACATAACCAGCGGTGGCGCTCCTATATCATTAACGGATGAGGACTTATATCCAATTTTCCCGCATGAAGTTGCTGGCATCAATGGAGGGTCCAATAGCTTCCCGGTGATTGATGGACTGACTGTAGTGGGTGGGTTCTCTCCGCCTGACTTCCAGCAGCCGGATACCTTCCGGCTGACTTATGGCGATGGCTTCATATACTTCCTCTACTTGGATCAGTCAGACGTTTACCGCACGTTGGTAGGCCAGTTCGACACATCCACAGGGAAGTTCATGGGCTGGCAGAGCCGCGACGACTACACCCCGCAATGCAGCACCATCTACTTCGAGACGATGCAGGACTTCGTGACGCCAAACATTTCAGCTACGCGGCTGCTGATGGGTACGGTTACAGGGTTCCTTGCGGCCTACGCTGAAACAAACTTCGGCATCGATACGGACTTTGGAAATCCTATCAACTGGGTATTGCTCACCAGCGCCTTTGACTCCGGCGATCCGCGCCCACGTAAACATTGGGGCGACATCGAGATTGACCTAGACTCCCGATGCAACACCATCACGGCGCAGGTTGGCTTCGATAACTTCACGTCATTCTCCACTCTAGCTACAGGCAGCTTGAACCTGACGGGCAGACACCGCGTCATTGGCGACATCAACTCTGGGCGCGGCCAGTACGCCTACAACATGGGCCTGTACATCTATGGCTCATCGACTTCAGGTCAGACGATTCTCTATCAGTGGGGGCCTACTTGGTTACCCAAACCTGAAGTAAGCGCCCTGCGTGTCACGGATTGGACCGATTGCGGATACCCTGGCGCGAAGTTCATCCAAGGCTTTAAGTTACGGGCTGATACCTTGAATGTGGCGCGTACAGTTCAGGTATTGGATGACACAAATACAGCCCACTTATACACGCCATCCACCGTTCTTCACAACGGAGAGCGCACCGTAGCCTATTCGTTCAATACGCCATTCATCAGCCATCTGGTGCGCTTCGCCCCGACCGATCCTAACTTCTGGCGCATTGAAGGCATCGAATGGATATTCAATATTGCGCCGGAGCTTGTGACTACCTGGACAACGCAAGAAACCACGCATGACTTTGAGGGTTGGCTGACCCACCGAGACGCCTACTTGCCGCTGATCTCTAGCGCTCCAGTTACGCTGACAGTCAATGCTATTGGCAACCCTCTGTCGCCATTTACCTACGCGCTGCCGTCAACGGCTAGCCTGTACGACAAGATTTACCAGCAACTTCAGGCTATGAAGTGCCGTGCGGTTAGCTATTCCATGACGGGCGAAGTAGGCTTCCGTGTCTTTGAACGTGACCTAGAGGTGCGTGTAAAGCAGTTTGGATCTACTGGAAAGTTCCTGTCGAAGCAGCCGATGGGCGATTACTCACGGGATACTAAAGCGAAAATCTGATGGCCGCTAATGTCGCGCTCACTCTCGCTTCCGGCAGCGGCACGCCTGGATCGAGCGTGGTCCTTAACCTCACCATTGCTTCGACTGGTGGGGCAGCGCCTACAGCGGTTCAGTGGACCTTTAGTAACACGGCAGACGTAACGCTTACCTCGGTGGTCATTGGCGCTGCTGGTACTGCGGCATCAAAAACTCTCAGCCAGAGCGGTTCGCTGTGCATTGTAAGTGGTCTTAATAGCAATGTCATCCCCGATGGGGTCTTGGCTGTAGCTACGTTTCAGATAGCGGCGAACCCTGCCGCCAATCCAATCCCTATTGATTTGACTGGGGTTACAGCGTCCGACGCTTCGGCTAACTCCATTCCAACTACGGCTACCTTCGGAGCACTGCTTGTAAACCTGCCGCTGTCGGTGAGCGATTCAGCGACGGTAACAGAGTCCGTAACGCTGGCTAAGGCCCTTCAGGTCAGCGTCAACAACACAGCCACCGTTACCGAGAGTGTCACCGAGAAAACGATCACATCTCTTAGCACCAATAACTCCGTCACGGTTTCCGAATCCATCACGGAACAGACAACCCCACAGTTCAGCGTCTTTAACAGTTCCACGGTCACGGAAAGCGTAATCATCAATGAAGTTGTAACCAACACCTTTTCGATATTCGATTCATCGACGGTGGCGGAAAACGTATCCCTATCGCTGGTCAGCGGTATCTCGTTCCTGACCACCATCGATGCCGCGTCCGTTAGCGAATCGGTTACGCTAACACTCAGCAGCCTCCCGCTTTCCGTCAGCGATTCCTCCACGGTTACGGAGTCTGATCCTGTTCAATTCAGCAGCACGGTTTCAGTCAGCGATTCTGTGACAGTCACCGAATCCACCAGCCAGTTCATTACCAAGAGGATTTCGGTTTCCGATTCCCCTGCCGTTACCGAGTCCTTCAGTCTTAGCTTGAGTGGGTACAACCCCAGCGTTTTCGATTCCGTTACCGTTTCGGAGTCCTTCTCTACGCAGACGGCTTCGGTGGACTTCTTATCGGTCAGCGATACATCCACCATCGCGGAGTCCATCAGCATTGCGACCAACTCCATTCAGGTTTCGGTATTCGACGCATCTACTGTTATCGAGTCCACAACCACTACCCCTAGTGGGTACAACATCAGCGTCAGCGATTCTTCTACCGTTACTGAATCGTTGCTGGCTACTGGAGCACAGGTATTCTCGATATTTGATTCGTCAACCGTTGCGGAAAACGTTTCGCTTTCACTCGTTAGCAACGTGGCTTTCATTGCCGTCAACGATACGGCCACAGGTACAGAGTCCATTACTATCACCCCGCTCCGATCCTCTGTTTCGCCTAGCGATTCTGCATCGGTTAGCGAGTCCATCAGCATCGCCTTGGTGAGTGGTGGCGGTGGTGGTAACTTGAGTTTCACGGTATCCGATGATATTGGGGTTACTGAAGTGGTGACAATAGTAAAGGCATCTCATCCTGCGCCTCCGCAATGCATCCTTGTGCCTCCGCCGTCTTACGCATCGCCGCTATTGCTGTTGAATGAACCAGTGGAACAGGTGGGAACATGACCGCTACGATAACGCCATTAGAACACTGGTGTACAGACGGCGAGTGCAAAGCCGAAGTGATCGAAGTGCGCGGTGAAGCTAAGAAGATTCGGCGCTACAAACTGACATATGGCATAGCCGCATGGGGTTTCGATACAGAAGCGGAAGCGCGGGAGTTCGCTGCATCGAAGGGCTATGAGGTTTCCTGATGGCGACTCCTTACCTCATTGAATCCACCGCTACGAATCTCGGCCAGCCTCTATCGCGGTTCCAAGGGCCATTTAAGCGTGGGTCTAATTGGTATGCGGCAATCGAAGATTTCACAATCGTTCCGTTTGGTCAAAAGTTTGCCGGAGTTTCCAAGAGCACGGATGATGGCGTTACCTGGACAATGCAGGATCAGGCTAACGAAAGTCGGTTTGGTTCAAACTGTGACGTAGCGGAAGATAACGCACATGGGCCTTTAATTTCTTTCGTATTCAACAATATATCCCCCAACGAACTCAGGCTAAAAACCTTCAATACAGCAACCGATACATGGAGCGCTTCCGTAACAGGTGGCCCTTCTGGTTCGATCTTCGGATCTGGCGTCCTATACCCCTTGCAACACGCGATGCTCTCAAACGGAGATCGTGTTGTCGTTTGGGAAGCCCCAACCGGAGGTGGAAACGACGCCTTAAAGGTAGTGCTTTACAACGGAACTTGGCAAACTCCGATTACGATTCAGGCGAGCACTGGCGGCAATACTGTATCGCTCTTGACTGTCCTTGCGGATTCTTCGGATCGGGTTCACATTTGGCGCAGGGACGACCGAACAAACCAGATTAAGTATTGCCAGTTTGTAGCGGGTGCGCTGGGGGCTGACACAATCATAGCCGGGATAGGGCCGTTTGTAGTGTTCAACTATGGACTGTACCTCACAGCGCAGGATGAGGTTGTAGTTCCGCTTCAAGGGACGATTTCTGGAACCTTTCTAAACGTACTGCGTGGGACACCTTCGAGCGCCCCGGTATTTACCATTGAACCAGCAGCGAATCCGGCTCTAACTTGCAGGTCAACGCAAATTGCGGTGCGCCCTGATGAGTCCGTGCTTTATTTAGTTGTCTATCTTGTAGATCCCAACCCGTTTAACCATGCAACGATTCAATGGTATTCGCAGCCACAACCGCCGGGGGCTTGGGACGCAAGCCCCACTTTGCTATGGGATGAGGTAACAGACCCCCCGACGCCTCCACAAACTATATACGATGACGATGCCCCGATTTCCGTGATTGTGGCCGATAGCCCTTTGGCGATGGCGCTAACTACCGGATACTTCGGTAATGACATTCTTGGAGATGGCTTCTGTGCGATTCAGATATTCCTTCAGGGACCGCTTGGTACGGCTATCTCAATCCTCTGCCCCATCGCTCCGCTCACAGCAACGGTTGGCGTGTTCTACCAAAGCGATCCGCCTATAGTCGTTGGTGACACCCCGCCTGATACGTTCACGCTTTCAGACGCTCCTCCGTGGATGACCATTGATCCGCTGACTGGAGTAGTCAGTGGTACGCCCACGTTTGAGGGAGATGTAGAATACACCATCACGGTAACGGATTCGCTAGGTAACACAGCAACCGTATCCGCACCGTGTCCCTTGGCTGTGAGCAACCCGATTCCACCACCGCCGTTCTGTATAGTGCCTCCAGCCACAGGGCAGGAAGTGCTTGTGCTGATAAATGAGCCGTTGGAGAATCAAGGCACATGACGCCATTTGAAAAGCTAACGGGACGTTCCTCATCGCAGACTACGGCCAAGACGCCACAGGTGCGCCAGTACCGCCCTATCTCGACTGGCGATACGGTTATAGACAACGCGCATCGCCAGATGTTTGATGCGGTGGATAGCCTGCGGGCTAACTACGGGCCAACAAGCCTGTTCTCTAAGGGGTCAGGCGTCCCGGTAACCGTCATCAACACAGACACGCCACCTGGTAACGCTTTCAGTGTGTCGCTGCAACTCAATAGGCAGGGAACATGGATGCTGACGGCTGCTGTATCGCTCATCATTGCTGCCGATCCAAGTGTTGACTTCACGCTAGGGCTGACGGTCAATAATACAACCATCGAACACTTCGCGGTAGTCAATCAGGCCACCGATGGCTCCGTGATGATGCATCAAAGTTGGCAGGTAGCAGCGAAGTTAGGCAATGAGGTTTGCACGCTGGTAATCCGCAAGCCATTAGCAGCAGCGGGGACTTCTACCGTTGATCCGCTCAACTCAACTCTATCAGCCTTCTGGCAGGGAACCTAAAAGCAAACAGTATACAATATGGTTACAATGAAGCATGACCTACCGCCTACTGACCGTCGAAGAATGGCCGCTGCTGGAACATGAGTTCACGTCTCGCGGTTACGCGCTGCCTGATCCTAAGTTTGCCATGATCGCAGGAGCGTTTACCGACGATGACCCGCAGGCTATCGTTGGTTTCCTGGTGTGCCAGTTACAGATGCACTTCGAGCCTTTGGTAGCGCATACGCCGTACTGCATCCGTGGGCTGGTGCGGACGCTGGAGGAGGAACTAGCGGCCAAGGGCGCGGTCCCAGCCACTTACTACTCATTCACCACTTCGGACGCCGTAGCGGGTATCTGTGAGGCTACGGGGATGGCAGAGCTAAAGACCCGTGTTTACATGAAGGTGCTGACCTAGTATACTTGCGCCAAGGAGCGCGTATGTCCTTCCTTGGCAGTCTGTTTGGCGGCGGTCCCAGTAACAATCAAAAGACCGCGAACAACCAGCTTAACGCAGCAGCACAGAATGCCTCGAATACGGGCATGGGGTATCTGACAAACTCAGCTACCAACTTTCAGGCTCCAACCTCTTACTATTCCTCGATCCTTTCTGGCAATCCCGCCTCCGTAGCGGGCGCACTATCCCCTGAAATCAATGCGCTGCAATCGAGCTATGCCAACAATCGTTCGGCGGTAGACCAGTTCGCCCCTATGGGTGGTGGGCGTGCTGCACTAGAGGCGCAGTTGCCATTCCAGAAGGCAGGAGCGCTTACCAATCTTATATCCGGCGCTAGACAGAATGCGGCGGGAGGGTTGACGGGGATTGCGAGTACAGAAGGGGCCTTGGGGCAAGGGCTACTTGGAACAAGTGCTCAAGCTGCCGCTCTTTTCGATCAAAATGCAGCCCAGCAAAAGTTATTGCAGCAGCAGACAGGAAATGCTATCGGCGGTTCTATCGCTAGCCTGCTTACTGGTGGCTTGCTAGGCAAGATCGGTGGTCTATTTGGGATTGGCGGCAGCAAAGGCGGTGGCGGATTCTTCGATTCCGCTGGTATGTCCGACACGATAGGATCATAAATGGGCGCAATATTAGCAGGCATCATTCAAGGATTAGGGCAACACGCCCAGCAGCAGAACGAACAAAACATCCTCGCGCAAGTCAAAGCCAACGGGGACATGGCGAAGTTGATCGAGAAGCAAGCTGCCTCCGCCAACACCCCACAAGATCAGATCGAACTAATGCAGTTGGCCGCGAAGTACCGTGCCCTTGGTGCTAAGAAGCCATCGAAGGACATGGACCTGCATAACATCTTCCAGCAGAAGAATGCGGCCATGATCCAGCAGGCTTCGCAGCAACAGCAGCAGCAGAACTCGCTTCAGGCGCAGCAGAAAGCAGCGCAGATACAGCAGGCGCAGGGAACAGTAGCGCAAGGCACTGGGTTGACGCCTCCCGGTCCTGACAATGTGCAAGGGCCAGCAGGCGGAATGTCGCAAGGCCCGCAGGTTCCTACGGGGTTACAGGGGCTAGCACCGCCAAACCCTACTAATGCCGCAGGCGCACCTCCTCCTGCGGCGTCGGCTCCGACTCCTGCTCCTCAGTCTCAGGCTGGCGCTCCTCCTCCTGTCAGCGGTCTGCCCTCTCCGGGCTTCAACACAGTAGCGCCTACCAATAGCCCTTCGCTTGGACCAGGAGAGTTTGTATCGCCCTCTGGAGACACGATGGGACGCGTCCTTCGGGCACCATTTAGAACACCAGAACAACAGCAGGAGTTTGAAGCACGCGGGGCTGGATTGAAACAAGGCGCTATTGAACAGGCTGGAGTGCAGCCCGCTATTGCCAAGACACGCGGACAACTTGAGGCTCAATACGAACTCTACTCAAAGAAGTTCAAAGAAGTCACTGGCTACGTCGATAAGCTGAATCAGAATCCCAACAGCGACGTTGAGTGGACCGTTGAGATGGGCGCTAATGGCTTGCCCATCGCCAAGATGGATCGCGGCGTAGGGACAGGCATTGTCTCAGGCGCAGACGTTGGCAATCTCCCAGTGATCGGCGGCGGTGTGAAGCGAGACGACGCCACTTATACGTTAGTGCGCTATGGAAACGGCAAGGAAAAGCTGTCTCCTGTGTCTCCCATTCTTGGGCAAGGATACACTACTGATGCTAGCGGCAAGCAAGTTCCTGTCCAGTACAATAAGCGCGTTCAGGGAAGCGCTGCCGCCGCTGGCATACAGCCAACCGCCACGTTTAATCCTAAGTTATTTAACCTGCAAGGCGGTGGAGTGGGGATTGCCTCTCCTGCTCAAATTGCGGCTGGTGGTACGCCCACTTCCGTACCAGGAGCCATTGGCACAGGAGCACCAGTAACTTCCACCCAGACATCCCCTGGCTATGCTCCTGTTACTACGGTTAGAACCAAAGGAGGGGCGGCAGGGCGTGCAACTACTTTGCCAGCGCCCAATCCTCCGCCTTCTGGTGGTGGTGCTCCCGTTCCAGTAACGCAGAATGTTGGCCCTGCTGAACGTGCCCTGCCTATCGGCTTACGGATGCAAGCAGATCGCGTACAGGCTGGGGATATACCGCTCCCGGCTGGGCGCGAAGGAGCCGCTATCGCTCAGATCATTGCGGAACGCCAGAAAAACGGAGCAACTAATGGAATACCAGCGCAGATGGCTCCGTGGGCTGACCAGTTACTACAAAAATCCAATACGGTATTAGATCAGATCGCCTCCATTAAAAGCCAACTAGAGGCTCCGGGGGAGGATGGCAAGCCGCTAAAGAATAATCATACGCGCTTCTACTTTGCCCCCGATTACCTGAAGTATAGACTTGGTGATGACCAAAACCTTGCGGGACTAATCTCCCAGTTAAGTATGGCTAGCATTACTGGCGCAGGGCGTATCCTTCAGGCTAATGGGGTCCGAACTAACAAGCCAGTATTTGAAGAAGCGCAGATTCATACTCCCAAGGTGACTATCGACAGTCCCGCACAGATGTATGAAAAGCTAAACATGATGGAGAAGAACATTCGGGATGGCAATACTGAGATCACAAAGTATGGTCGCAAGAGCGGCATCCCGCAGAATCTTAATGCACCTGCTGCCATCACCCCTCCTGCTGCTGGCCCGGTTCTTATGAAGGCTCCAACCGGGGAAACAATGCCTGTTCCGCCAGATCAGGTTGAACATTACAAATCACGCGGAGCCGTGGTGGTGCAATAGTGGCCGATTGGTTTGCAGAGAATGCTCCATCGCAGGGTGGCTGGTTCGCCAAGAACGCCCCTCCATCAGATCCCGGAGTTCCCAACCCTATTAAAGCCAACCCTGAGAAGTACACCCCCGCTGGTTTGCGTCCTGGCGACAAGCCGTTGCCATCGACTACGGTAGGGGCAGAGGCATTGCGCCATTTGCCTGCATCACTAGTCCGCTACGCTTCGCTTGGCATGACGCAGCCGGATACAATCGGGCCGCAAGGCATCGTCAACCCCATCACGGGCATCATGGACGCCGCTTCCGATGTTTACCACACATTCCGGCATCCGCTTGAGTCTTTCGCACAAGACCCAGTGGCAACTGCTAATGCTCCGGCGATGGTTCGCGGAGGGGTTAGTGGTGCGCGTGAGGCAGTAAAGGCAAGTGGAGCGATCCCTGTTGCTGGAACCATTGCACGCGGAGCCAAAGAAGGGATTGTGGCCGAACTCCCTCAGATAAAGCAGTGGGGTAAGTATGGAGGTGCTGTAGGTGCTTTGGCTGGGCACGGAGGATTGGAGTCCATTATCGGAGAAGGCAGCGCAGGGGCCGCTGCGGGTTCCGCTATTCGCGCTGTGCCTGCCGCTGTGCGCGGGGCTAAGGGTGCTCTTGCGCGACGTGCTGCTACCAAATTTAAGCCTAATACGGAAGGGTATATGCCGACTATTGGGCAAGGGGCACAACCGCGTCCAGCACCGCCGCCACCTCCTCCATCGGGACCGCCGCGTGGACCAGATTGGTGGGAGGAATACCAACAGGAACTTAAATCACAGCCGCCGCCGCAAGAGCCACAGTACCCAGAGACTCCAGAACCAACCTACATCGAACCGCCTGCTGAATTGCCGCCACCTAAAGCAGTCGAAGGTCCACGCTATCCCGAAGGCTGGGAACCTGGAACTATCCCCGATTACTTGAAGCCTGGAGCCGAGACAGCAGAACAGATGGCCGCACGCCATGAAGCAGAAGCCTCCGCCGCTCATCAGCCAGCAGCGCAAGGAGGACCGCCTACCAAGACTCTAGATGACATTGCTATGTCATTAGCTGGGAAGAAGTATGCACGCCTTGACGCCAATGGACAGGCGACCGTCCAGAAGATTGCCGCCAAAGAAAACGCACCCGCCCCGCCTGCTGGACTGGCAGCCCCAAGGACACCGCCGCCCGCTACCCAGACACAGGCTAATGTTTCACGTCCCCTTGGAGGCGTTAGTCCTGCCGACAATGAGACGAACCTAGTGAACATGCTTCGCGGCAACACGACGCGCAAAAATCTGGAGATTGGTCAGTATTTCACAGCCAAGGGCATGACCCCAGAGCAAGTAGCAGCCATGCCAGAAGCGCAGTTCAATGCCCACATACGCAACGTAAAGAACGCTAGCGGAAACCCGTACCAACCGTCCACTGGACGCAATTACCACCGCACGCCAGAGCAAGCGCGTGCCGAAGTTGTGAACGCTATGAGAGCCATGCAGCCACTACCAGCACCGCAGATGCCAACTATGATTGCAGCGCCGCCAGCACCAAGAGGCTTCTTCCCGCCACCGACTTGGCCTCCGCAGCCACCTGCTCAGTAGTCGATACCAAAGGTTTCATCTCGGAACAGGTCATCGTAGCCCTCAGTCCCGATCCGCTTGCCCCACTTATGGAAGAAGTATTCGCGGTTCTTGTCGGCTTGCCTGCCGATGCGTCTGCGCTCGATCTCATCGGCACGCTTCACTGTCTGACTGCCGTGGTGCAGAAACGGTAGGTCGATACACTCGCAGCGTATGCCTTGTCGGTGGCAGGTAACGTGGTGCATGGAGTCCTCACCGAAGGCTATCAGTATGTTCTCATCGAAGGGTACGCGATCATGCGCCAATCGCTGGATCATATAGCAACTATAGTCAGGATTGGGGCGATGGCTGAACGGCTTCTCATACACCAACTCACTCCGCTCCCTGCGGCTAACGCATGTCACCATCCCCGTTGTGCGCCCATCGTCAGCAGCCGCCCAATCGGATAGCGTTTGGTAAGTCTCAGGGAGTATTTCTACATCATTGTTGCAAACTAGTGCTTCATCGTGCCCTTGTGACCAGCCCCATCGCAACGCCGTATTCCAGCACTCAGCAACAGATAGCTGCTGCTCGAAGCTCATCACGCGGATGCCGCGCTCTGCCCGTAGCCACTGCTTTGTGCCATCCGTAGATGCGTTATCGACAACTAGGATCGTGACGGGCACCGTCTGCGCTCGTAGGGATTTGAGGCACTCGCGGGACAGCGCGACGTTGTTGCGGCAAAGTAAAACTATGAGGCCATTCTGATTCATTGAAGCACATCCGCCATCATCCGCTCCGTCTTTGCCAAGTTTTCCTTGTCGTCAAACTCCCAGCCTTCATAGCCGTCGATCAAGTGCAACTCAGCGCCGTCGAACAGGAAGTTATGCGGCGTGATGTCGCCGTGTCGTTCCTGTCGCAGCGGGAACTCATGGATTAGCTTCAGCACTTGCTCTTTGCGCGGCCACTGCCCGTTGAGTTGCGCGAAGTTCCAGAGGTTGAGGCCGTGGATGAAGGGGCGCAGCGGCTTCATCCCATCATCGTTTTTAATTTCTATAGTCTTACCAGTAAAATCACTATAAATAAAAGCCTTAATGCATGCGGGTGGCGATGTCCAAGAAGATGATGTCAATTCTCCATTAGCCAAACCGTGAACGCAATACAAAGGTCTTGGGCTATGCCCATAGAACTGAACGCTCTCTCCAAGATAATCCGCAACCCCCTCTCTTTTATATCTATCTAGGGTTATATGAATCGTGGGGATTAACGCTCCTCCGCAAGAATCAAAATCATTCATATGCGGAGTTTGAATAACTACAAAAGCAGCCATCTGTATTAGTTCAACAAGCGCCCTCCATGCATCTTCTGTTGTTTTTTGGTGATGCAAGAAGTTAAGAGCCAATACCACATCAAAGTGTTCGCACTCACCAAGTCTGCGTAGATCCTCCACGCTCATCTTCTTCCGCAGCCACAGCGCACGCGGCCCGAACTTAGCTAACTCCTCTGGAGCAATCTCATCCTGCTCGATTGCCACAACCACAGCGTCGAACTCGCGGCTGATGCGCTGCGCCATGTAGGGGTTGATGCCAGCGCCAAGGTCAAGGACGGTGAAGCGGCGCTTGTAGCGGCGCAGCAGAGGCGCGATCAGGTCAAAGCGTGCGGCGGCTAGATCAGTCACTTCACCGCCTCAAGTGCAAGAATCCAAAAATCCTTGGCAATGTTAGCGCCATCTATTGTACGGTAATCGAATGCCTTTACTTGTCCCCAAGCAGAGGATTCAAAAAGAGTCTGTATTAAACTGCTAGGGCCAAACCCCCACTTGTGCCTATCGGCTTCATCATCCATATATGCGCCGTAAAGATTGACGCAATAGATGTAATCCGTAATTTCTCCCCTGAGCCAAGCCCTAGCTAGTTCTCTAAGATTAGGAACGCACACGATCAAACTCCCGCCCGGAGCCAATATCCGATAGCACTCCTTCAGCATCGTATCAGCCTCGCCTAACCCGAAGTGCTCTAGGACGTGGTGCAGCACCACGTATTCCGCTGTATCGCTTGCGATGATGGACAAGTCCGCGCCGTCTGCCAGTAGATCAGGCTCCCACTTAGGGTTGACATCAACGTTAAGCCAAGGATGCTCAGGCGTCCCGAACTTCCGCTGACCGCTGCCCAAGTTGATCCTTAATTTTCTCTCATCCATGTCCACATATCCCCTGATGTCCCCCACCAAAGTTGGTTATTCCAATCCAACGGCCAAAGTGCCCGAATAAGATCTACTTCTCTCCTCCGATATGGCAGTAGAACCGTCTCCTTATTCCGATGTTTGGTGATTAAGACAAGCATCTTTCCCACACTGGCAGCATCCGATCCCGCTTCCCTTCGCTGGGATTCCAGTAACCGCCATTGAAGTGCAACACACAGCCGCTCATTCCTGGGAAGTAGTTGTCGGCCTCGCTGCGGAAGATGTACCTGCCCATGTCTATCATCACCTCTGGCAGCATGCCGTCCACGATGCCACGTATCACCCATCCTTGTTCGTTGTCAGTACCGTCATCGTAGAGGGACTTCAGTTTCTTCCAGCCTTCCAGGATCACGCCAATCTCACCCATGTACTGCCCTGTATTCGGGCAGCGCTTGTCCATAGGTAGGACGGGGCCAAGGGCCGTGTGCGGATAGCAGCTTGTTTCAGCACTTATGAGCCATGCTGGATGCCCTAATGCCTCATATGCAGCCTCGATCTCTAGCGGTCCTTTGACGAAGAAAGTATCAGGGCCATCGGTATAGAGAACGTGGGTGTACCCCTGTGCTGCAAGCGCTTCCAACTCCGGCAGCATTGCCGTTACCTTGATGTCAATGAAACCCGGCAGGAACGCTTTCCCTAGGCCGTATAGCTTCAGGTCAACGCCAAACTTTATGGCAGAGTCCCGCAGCATCCAAATGTCATCGGTCGATCCGAAGAAGCAGGTTGCTAGGTAGGCCAGTTTCACAGCACCTTCCTCCATGCCGCAAGCGTGCCCCACACGCCAAGCATCTGCCACTTTGGATCTTTGACGTAGTTCTTTAGCGTAATCTCCACGCCTGATAGAAAGTCGCGGCCATAGTCATGTGCACACAGGATGCCACCCGGCTTGATTCGTTCTCCCCACTTCACGTCAATCTCCACGGCTGGAGTTTCATGGTCGCCGTCGATGTAAACCAGATCCAGTGGCACGTTGGCAAGCCAAGGCAGCGCCAGAGCTTGTTCGCTGGTCATCTTCAGCACCACGAATGGCGCTGGGATCTTCTGCGCCATACCCATCCATTCATGAGCCTCGCCTGTAGTCCAAGGATCAACGTGGATAGACAGGAAGTGGTTGTCCTGCGCTGCCTGAAGCATCAGTGAAGAACTACGCCCGCGATAGCATCCGATCTCTACAGCCGTTCCGCCTGGAGGTATCTGCGCCATCAGATCCCAGAAGCCTGAGCATTCTTCTTCGCTTAGGATCAGGTCAACGGAAATCTTGCTCGTCATCTCCATTGCTTCGTTGTACAGCCTCATAGGTATAGAATGCCTTCCTGTTTCTCGATTAGTTCCGCGCCCAGTATCGGCTTGCCTTCGCTATTGGTAACCCCGGTGTGGTAAACGCAGGCAGGAGACACATACCCAACGGCACCGCCAGCATCGACCACCTTGCGGCACAGCGCGTAGTCCTCGGAGGCACCCAGCCCCTTCTGGTTGTCTGCGTAAGGGCCGAACTTACCCCACGTTGACCAGCGCATGAAGTGTAGATAGCCAGCTACGGCATCAGTATGTTGGGTGTCCCTATGTGTATCCTTGAACGCATCGTAATCCGATTGGACATACTTGTCAGAGAAAATGAATGGATGAACCTTGGTTATGTTGGTCTTGTGATACGGATGGCGCACTCCTCCCACTATTCGCAACTTGTTGTCTGTATTCAGCGCCATTATCATGTGATCCAACCATCCCGGAGTGAAAGCCAAATCGTCGTCGCAAATGCACAGCCACTCGCCGCGTCCGAACTGCTTCTCGGACCAGTAGGCACCTAGGTTCTTGAGGCGACCAATGATGTTGCATGGATGGAACACAATCAGCGGCGACCAGTTATCAGGCAATGGCTCCATCGAGTGCATCACCCATTGCTCTATGCCTTGGCTAGTACCATCTCCTACAATCGTTAAGTTGTACTGATCCGCAAACGTATTCTCATATAGCGTACGCAGCGTTTGCTCCAGCAGGCGGGGACGGGAACCGTTGGTTATCAAAATTATATTTGTCATACGCGATAGGGCAAACTTGAGCGGAACCTTTCGTAAAACCAACGATGCGGTTCTTCGTGCTCTCTCTCAGCGGTAGTCCCATTCTCTCGACACCAAGCAAGATATTCAGGAGTCGTGCTTGTCCCTCCTCCGTGGTGTAAAACTTCGCAACCCACCATCCTAGTTTTCCATCCACGTTCGGCAAAAGCCAAACTCAGGTAGGCGTCATACATGTGAAATCGGTGTGGGAAACCTTTAAAGCCGCCGATTTCTTTGAGTGCCGCAGTCCTGACGGCTAGGAAAAATCCATCACAAACTGCAACATCCTTGCTGCCAGCCTCATACGAGCCGTGCGTTTCCCAGTCCCGCTGGTTGCTCGCGTAGTTGATCCGCTGAAGCTGTTCGATCTGGTAGCGCTGCTTGTATATGTCATCAACGCCAATACCAGTGGCACCGCCAAATCCAATGATGGCAACTTTGGGATCATCGAACTCGGCGCGGACGCGATCTGCCCAGTTTGGATCGTAGACCGTAACATCGTCATGGACGTAGCAGATGATGTCCTCATCGGCATTGTTTTCGTATAGCTTTTGCATCGCTGGGACCACGCCTATGTTGGGATCGTTTTTCCATACTTCGGAGGCTAGTGGGTTGTCTGCAAAGAAACTCCTGAAACGCTCCGTGTTTTTATTGGCATCGGTGGTGATGGTGCAGACGATCATTGCAGCCCCTTCCTAAGCCATCGCTGGTATAGCTTGCCAATCTTAGCCCCATTCAAATGAGCCACCTGTTCCTGTCCCCACTCACGTTCCCAGTCCCCGCTTCGCACTTGATCTGTAGCCGTCTCCAGCGCCCTAGCTACATGCTCCGCTTCATATGTAGCCCAACGCGCATTGTGCTGCGTCTCTATACGGAATCCCGTTGGCACAACAGCGTGGCTTGCTAACTCACCGCCAGCACCATACTGCCCAGTGACGCAAGGCACACCACAGCCAAGCGATTCTACTATCGGGTAGCCGAACCCTTCCGCCCCTGATATAAGCACCGTTGCATCACAGGCCGAATAACGCAGCGCCATATCGCGGTCACTGAGTTTGTTAACGTCAAGGATTACGCGATTGCCAAGGCCGTACTCATAGGCTAGCGCTTCGAGATTCCAATACCCCCATCCAGGTTCGGGGCTGATCTTGTCAACCTTGCACCACAGTTTAGGGAGTCCAGCAGTGGTAGGCCGCATGAGAGACAGCGCCTCGAATACAACAGGCCAAGACTTCCGCGCCTGATTTGCCATCGCGCATCCTATCAGGATTTCCTTTTCTCCTACGCCCCAGTGAGAACGCGAAGCCATGCGGTCCTGTGGCGAGAAGCGGTCAGTGTTAAGAGGGTGTGGGAGCCAGTCAATATCTGGATGTCCTTCGAGAGTTGCCTTGGTTACGCCATAAGCCCACTTAGAAGCCAGCATTACGCGGTCGAACTTGGACATAACATGGGCTGCTGTTAGCGGCAACTTGCCGCGCTGCACGCCTTCGGAGTCCTGCATGAACAAACCCCAGCGTTCGACTGCCCCAGTTGCCAACCATTGCTGGATGTTCTCCGGCATCCCCATAGGGTCTGCGAACCAGAGCAAGCGGGTGGCGTCCCAGATGGTGAAGATTATTCCACGCTGTCCTTGCGACAGGTCATCCCATGCTTCCTTGATCTGCCCTTCGCCCCATTGCTGGTGGGCACTGAACTGGTAGGAAGCCCACGGGAAGTAGGATCGTCCAAGCCCTTGCCGTCCCAAGACTCCTAGCCTAAACTCCGGCATGGTGGAGATGATCCAAGCAACGTCATGGCAGATTCGGGAAAGCCCAGTTACCCCATCGGGGCTGTCGCCCAAAATCAAAATTGGAACGGGGCGACTATTATCAAATCTTGACATGCTTCCAGCCCCTCTTGACTAGGTTATAGATAGAGTCTTTATGAATCCCGGTAATACGGCTAACCTCACAAAGCCTTGGGTTTACAGCGCATTTGGTTACATCGAAACGGCTCATTTATTTACCATGTTAGCCCACCACAATTTTCCATTTGAATCTCTTGGGGGATAGCCTACATAGCATCTAGCACAAACCAAATCTTCTGGGTTTGGAGGTTCTCCTAGTGGGGTGCAATCATTCTCTCTACCCGGCTGCGGGAATCCTGCTGGGGAGCGACTTCGATCAAAATTGGCATGGGACACTCCGCAAATAGCACAATCCCCCATTACAGCGGCGCTCCAGCGGCACGTAGAATCCTCTCAATCTTGCCGTCCTTCGACTTTCGCGTTCCCCTGCAAACCTGCCCGACGAACTGCGGCGTGACCTTTGGCCGCATCTCCTCTGCGATCTTGCTTAGGACGCCGCGATTGTTCGCCAGCCAGATAATCATTGCTTCCTTCGTTTTTGTGGACATTCCACCTCCGCCCCAAAAGGCTAACATGGAGCTACTGTTACATTGAAGCACATACTGGTTCAATGAAGCAAGACAAAATTCGGGTATAATCGCACCAATGAAGAAACTGCTGATATTAGGGATGCTGTTGGCAGTTTCGTTGTCCGCTCAATGCACCACTGGGGCGAATGGGTGGTGCAACACTGGGTTGTCAACCGCTCAGAACAGCCTATTAGGTCCGCTAATCCCTTACGGTGCATCCCCTTGGGTTTATGGCGACTTGGCCGAGAAGGGCACCGCCGATAACATGGCTCCGGCAGCGCTTGCGGAGACGCCAACGCTAGGAGCGGCGCTATCTGGTACGGTGTCATTCTCTGGTTCTGGTTCAACCGTCACTACCACGGCAGACCTTCGCACCCCGCTATCCGGTCAAGGCTATGTGACATTCGCATGGAACACGGTAGACGGCGCTGGAACCGGGAGGCAAATCTGCGCCATAATCAGCGTGACCGTGAACTCAATCGTCTGTGAAAGCAACATTTTCACTGGCGCGTTCTCTGGAATCACGGCATATCTGATGCCGGGGGCAGACTCCCACGGCTGGACGTTTCTCGCTTGGACACAGACTAACCCAATAGTCACCTGGAACTACTACGATGTGGGGATTGCGCTCTACCGTCTGTACTATCGGACGCTTAACGCTACTTATCTGACGCAGGCCAGAGCCTATGCAGACATCCAGTGGCAATGGGTGATTGACCACGGCTACACCTATCCCTACCCGCGTGCGGCTTCGATGATTTCGCAGTTCTTCCGCGCTGGGGAAGGTCATTCGGAGCGATTCCCCGGACTATACACGGAAGTTACCAAACTGGTTCAACTATTTGGTGATCCTTCAAACAGCCCTGCAATCGACAACCGGGAAGCCGGATACACGCTTTGGGATGTGGCGCTAGGAGCTAAGACAGACACCGATCCGACGCGGCACGCTCAGTATTGCTCCTGGCTGACCACTTATGTGCCGACCTGGAACGCGAAGCAATCGGCAGACGGCTCTTGGGGGCAGGCGGAGTACATGCTAAATCCCAGCTTTGTGAGTGCTCCGAAGTCATTCACCGCACCATTCATCTATGGGGCTTCACCCTGGAGAGAAGCCATCAATATCAAGGCGATGGAAGCGGCTTATGAGTCTCTGAACGATACGACAACGCAGGGTTGCAACAGCACTACACTCGCAGCTTCTACGCTTACAGCCATTACCACTGCCGTACAATGGCAGAACAACTACGGGCGCGACACATCGAATCGCGGAGTTTACTATGAGGTCAATTCCCAGTCGAACGAGCAGGCGACGGTATACCCCGGCGCGGGAACCGTATCTATAACCAACGGTTCGACCAGCTTAGTCGGAATCGGAACCGACTTCCTAACGCAATGTACAGCCAATCCATTCATCGGGCTTAATAGTACTAGGACTATCTATAAGTTTTCCTCATGTTCAGACAACACGCATGCGGTCCTGACGCAAGCGTATGGGCTATATGGGGAAGTTGGCAATCTGAGCGGAAGCGCAGTAGCTTATGCGCCGTCTGCTGTTTCTGTTTGCAACTCATCCGCCACCTACTGCTATGACGGCGTGGGTGACAGGAACCTGACGAGAACCGTTTGCGGAGGGATCGCGTGGCTCTATTCTGTGACGCTCAATGCCACCTATAAAACCTGGACGGATGAGTGCATATCGGCTCAGTTGGGTGGTCCCACGGCTGGATTAACCAGCGCGGCGGTTATTGGTTTTAAGACGCTACCATGTTCCGGTTCAGCGTGCGATGGATTGGTGACGGATACCATCGCGGCGGCGGCGGATTGCAACACGCAGGCTCAGCCATGTGCCCACGGCGTATTCCTTTACGGGAATCTAGGCAAGAACTACGGCGAAGCGTTCGGAGCGCCTGGGATCGATAACGCGCTAGCGTGGCGCTTGCTTAGTACGCCTACTTGTTCTCCTAAGACCGGGACAACGCCGCCGAACGTAACGGATATTCAACTCCAGACCAACATGGCCTTGGGGACGGTGGCTTGCACGAACAGTCTTACTCAAACCGGAACCTGTACCGTGGTCGATGTGCAGCGAGTGGTAAATGCTGCGCTAGGACAGGCTTGCGTGATCGGTCCTACTCCGGCCACCAGTGATGATGAGTTCGTAGGGCCATTTCCATCGTGGACAAACTTAGTCACTTCCTATGGCACCAGCAATGCCGCGATTCAAACGGCCCTGAATGATCTGGGAACAGCAGGGCACAGCCATGTCTTATATGTTCCATGTGGAACATACACGATCACTACTACGCTTACGATTTCCAGCAAAGAAGGGATTTCGGTTCTCGGTGCAGATCCAACATGCGTCACATTCCAATTATCCGGGGTAGGTCCGCTGCTGCATGTGAATGGAGTTAATTACAGCAAGTTCGACCGCATCACATTTGATGGCGGCGGCAATCCAAGCGCTATCCTAGTACAGCAGTCTAACAATAGCGGCGCTTTCTTCGATACGGGGAATGAGTACACGGACGATGTGTTTCGTAACGCTTGGACAGGTATCCAATGCGGCTGGCTTGTGAATGGTTGTTCTGAGGTCAGTATTCTTAGGGATCAATTCTCAAACATAACCGGGGCCGGCGTGTTCGTCGGTAACTACAACGCACTCGACATCTGGGTACGGTACTCGGTTTTTGACCACTGCAACATTGCGGTCGGTAACTACGATGGGACCAACGTAGGGGCTGGGAACTTCCACGCCTATAATTCGATATTCCGATCATCCACGATCTCCGATATAAACATCGGGAACACCCTGCCATTCAGTTTCCGCGACAACTACTTTACGAGTTCCCCTTATGCGCTAAGAATGGGGGGCACGGCAAATCCAGCACCGATGACCATTGCCTCAAACACCTTCGTCAACCAGACCGTTAAGGTGATCCAAGACGATAATCAAGGACCAGTTCTTCTTTTAGATAATGCTACCCTGCAAGCCAATATGACACTGCCCACGGCGATCATCTCGCAGGATGGTATTGCTGTTGGTAATCAGTTCACATTAGGGCCAAGCCCCATTTCCGCTAGCGTTCGCTTATTTGAATCTGGTACTCAGATAGTAGGATCGATCCCAACAACCGAACCGACGCTGCCTGGATTTCAACCAAACCTCAACCGGATGGTATTTGAAGTAGCGGCAGGGTCTAGCGCATCTGTGATCCAGACCGCGATCAATAGCGCTGTGGCGCTAAATGGATCACGCCCAGTAGTTCATCTACCAGAGGGCACCTATAGCATCAATGTGCCGCTTTCTATCCCCGCTAACTCTGACCTTCAACTGACCGGAGATGGGTTCTTTGCAACTACGCTCAACTGGATAGGAGCGGCGGGAACAGGGCCAGTCATTTTGATCGGTGGCCCTTCCCATGCAACCTTGCGAGATTTTCGCGTGAACGCGGCACTACAGGCGGATGGTATAGGAGCATATGGGATAGACCAGTCTGGA